TTTATCTTTTATTGCACCAACAATACTAAATAATATTAACTGTAAGTACTTCCATATGGATTTTTTGGTATTTTCAGTAATATCTTCACAATTATATAATAAACGAAAATTTACATTTGGTAAAAAATTAACTTCTGTATCATCATCCATTTTGAAAATTGTATCGTTTTCATATAATATATCGAAAAAACGTGTAGGATATATTGTTAAAATATACCCAAAGAGTTCTTGTATATCGATATCAGAAATCTCTCCACACCATTTCGACCATAAATAAGAATATTCTGGAAAAGTAGTTGTCAAATCTCTAGTAAAATCATTAATGATGGATTTAAAATTACTTGGAACTTCTTGAGTACTCATATTTTATAAATATGATATATTTTATTTATATAGTTTTGATGCTTAATCAATAAAAAAACACATATATTTATATTTATACATTTATAATTATTTATAGATTTTGACTAAAACTACGCATTGTATTTAATAAACTCGGTGTCGAATAACATGATGTTACGTCGTTTGAAACTAAATAATTATCCAAATTATCTTCGTCTTCTATATCATCCGTAATTGTATTTAACAAACTAGGTTCTTCCAAAATAGTATTATCATCATCAAATTCATCTATAGTTCCAAAATGATTTGTTGCAATTGATCTCTTAAACATAGCAGTAGATACAGCATATTGTCTTTGTAAAAGTGGAGGTGTATCCATTTGTGGTAATCGGTTGTTTTTACTTCTTAGTAAGTTTTCATCATCATTCGATGTACTTCTAACATTATATGATTTCTGTCTACCTTGTGATGTTTGGCGATTATAAGTAAATTGCAAACCATTAATTGTTCCCATGTTCTGATATGTTACACTAATATCGTCACATAATAGTTTCATAAAAGGGTCATTTAATAGATTATTATCACGCATATAGGTACGCATTTTTTTGAAAACTTCTTTCATTGTTATTTTTAATTGATAAAACTGACCGTTTTCTAAATTATTCGCTTTATACAAGATTTCTTGTACTTTTTGACGATATATATATTTGGTCAAATCGACTGCTTCTATTTGGTTGGTATCCAAATCCACTAGATCTGGCATTTCATTTATCGTTTCTATTAACTGTAATTCAGTTTCATCTGGTATTTTACCATATAAATCTATTTCCATATTGTCGTTTTTATTCTTCTTTACTTGATATAATTTTTCAGTTTCACTTACTAGAACATTTATAAATAAATTGTCTTTCCATTCATTTGTCTCCCAATCATAAATAAGTCCACCGTCTACTTGTAATTCTACATCTTTTAAAGCTGGATATAATAATTGATGCACTGATTCACCATAAACAAAACCAGTATTTTCCAAATCATCAACAAATTGATAATCCGCGTTATGGTGCTGGCTTATTTTTTTCATTAAATGACCATTATGATCCAACCCATATCCTACAAAAATATTATAAAACCTATTATCTACTAATTTTGATAATTTTTCAATATTATTTTCACCGATTGTAGGATGTCCATCTGTCATGAAAATATGTGCAATTTCATGTTCTGGGTTTTCTGTTGAATAATCATTGAGTGTTTTTTTTGCTGTTTCTAGTGCAAGTTCGATATTTGTAGAACTTTCTGCTTGAATATTCATTATTTTTGTGCATAATTCAGATACGTTTTCTTTTGTTATTTGTATATTTTCTATATCGACATCGACATCAGTATTGAATGATTGTACACGTATATAAATTTCAATTTCTTGTTTTGATAAATAAGAAAGCATATTTTTAAAAGTTTGTTTTAAATATTGCATTTTTGTACTATTTTTTGAATGTTCATCCATAGAACCTGTTTTATCGATTGTAAATAATATAAAAAGGATTTTTTTTGTTATTTCTGTTTTTTTTATTTTTATGCGAAGAATACCGAAATCTTCGGATTCAGATACAATTGGAAATGGTAAATCACCATTTTTATTGTGAAATTCAATAAAAGCGTTTTCAATAAAGTTAGACATTGTTACAATAAAAATTGTTATAAGATACTGTATTTATTTGTGATTTTTTGTTTTCAATTTTTTATTGTTTGGAGAACGTGTATTATAATAGTTATTTACACCTTTTCTCATTTAAAACGCCCATTTTAAATGAGAAAAGGTGTAAATTATATAAAGAATACTAGTAAAAATAAGATTCATCCAAAAACAAAAAAGGTATTATTAAGTAATTTGAGAATGACTATATGTGAATTGGGTTAAAACAACTTTTCAAAAAAGTTGTGCAAAACATTGGCACCACCTTTATGAAAGATGAGACCAAATAATATTTAATCTTTATTTTATAACTATATATATATAGTTATAAAATGGTGAAAAAAACACAAAAGAACAAGATGGTAAAAAAAATAAAAGGTGGAGGCTTGGAAAGTTTTGATAAACTAACATATAAAGAAAAAGAAAATGGATGTAAATTATGCAGTAATAGTTTTCACCCTAATGTAGTAATAATAGTGAATGGAATGATATTGGATAATAGGATATTTAGATTATCCAACAGTTGCAACCACGTATTTCATATTGGCTGTTTAAATCAACTTTGTATTCAAACGGGAGAAGGCCGTAAAGGATGTCCTGAATCTGAATGCAATGAACAAATAAATGATTGTCGTAATATAGCAAATAAAGTAGCTATTCAATTTCCAGTGGGAACACACGAGGCAAATTATGATAAACGCGGTTTAACAATATTGCCACCATTACCTGCAGGACTAGAAACATTAAAATGTAATAATAATAAATTAACACAATTACCTAATTTACCAAATAGTCTTGAAACAATATCGTGTAAAGATAATGAGTTGATAGAATTACCGGATATTTTGCCTGAACGTCTTATCACGTTAGATTGCACTGATAATGTAGTGGAAATATTACCATTATTACCTGAAAATATAAGACTATTATATTGTGCTAAAAATTATTTAAAAACTTTAACTAAGTCTGAATTTTTACCTGATTCAGTGAGTGAATTACACTGCTATAATAATGAATTAACATATTTACCTAAAATTAATAAAGATACCTCACTACTTAATATTTTATTTTGTGAAAATAATTTTTTAGAATCTTTACCTGAATTACCTAATAGACTTTGGAAGATAAATTGTAGTAATAATAAATTAAAAACAATACCCGCACTTCCAACCGCACTTCCAACCGCACTTCCAAGGACAAGATTGACTTTAAATTGTGCGCATAACCCTTTAATATCCTTACCAAATTTACAAAACGTGAATAGTATGACAATATCTGTATATCAGGTTCCTTTATTAGAAAGTACTAATTTACCGAAACATGAATTTGTTAAAATAACAGTTATAGATGAAAAGGAAGAAGAATATTCAAAAGAATTTACAAAAGAATTAGAAAATAAATACAAAGCAATAAATATGAAACTTAAAGAATTAGAACATAGATTACGTTTGAATTGTAATAAATTCCTAGAAAAAAATAAAAATATTGTCAGTGTAATAATTACATCACAAATACCTTTACCAAAATTACCAGAAGGAGTTATTCCTAATAATCTTGTTCCATATTTAGGTGGTAAAAAAACGAAACGCAAAACACATAAGAAAAAGAGGTTGACCAGAAAAAAATCTTATAAATCTAAATCAAAATCAGGGTACAAATAAAATGTTACAAGATGAAAAAGATGTAAAAGATATGATAGATAGGATAAAAACTTATAGATATAATATTTTATATATTCAAGAGAGTAAAATATTATATGGAAATTCAAACCGACGGAATTAGTTGTTGTTTGTTGTTTATTAGGAAAGATTTGAAAGATAAAAATGGGGTTCAAGAGTAGAATTTCAAATTCAAGCATCGTCTTTCACCTGTGGTAATAAAAAAACAGGATTAAGTAAGACAAACGGCGTTAAATAAATAACCTCAAATGGGTAAGTACACCTATTGATTTTACGCTTTCTTATTTTTTTGCTCTATAAAATGGGCGTTTTAAATGAGAAAAGGTGTAAACGGTGTAAAAAATTGAATACAAATACATAAATAAAAACAATCATAAATACATAATATGACAAAAACCGTCGAAATTTATATACCAAGAATTTTAGGTAAATTAAAACAAAATGATATCATCGAAATATTTTATAATTATGGTATTGGTAATATAACATATATCGATATGCATTATAAAGTAAATGAAAATAAAAAACCGTATTATTTTGCATTTCTAAGTATTGATCTATATGATACTGACTTTGCAAATTATATTTATTATAAAATGATTTATGAAGATATTTTCAAGTTCAATTATGATAAAAAAAGCAATAATTATTGGGAATTAAAAAAACATGTTCCGATTGATAAACGCACAAAAAACAAAAATGAAACCAAAAACCAGACATGTATCAAAGAAATTCCTCTCTATTCTATCAACTATACAGACGCATTCGATAGGGAAACTTTAGAGGAAGAATATGAAGTATTACAAAGAGAAATATATAGTATTTGTTGTCAATAAAAAATATTCAATATTATATATTATATTTTGTAAATGAGCCATAATCATGCTTTCCAAATCGAAAAACTCCGCAATAATTTTGAGAACATTATTACTTTGAAAAAAGAAATAGCCAAGGTCAAAATGTTAGTTTCTGATAAACTTTCACAATTAAAACTTATTTATAATGAGTTGATTAAAACTAATAATAAAAAAATTTTTTTATTCTGTCTTGATTCATTCTATTTTCAATATAAAACATTTGCTATGGAAATGGAACATATAGATCGTTATCGTGCACTTATGAATAATAGAATGTATTGTGATTATTACAAATTATATAATTTGATTATTACACATATCAAAGATAATCGTGCTGATATGAATGTAGCCGAATTAGAACTAAAATCGTACCCAGCATATAAAGATTTAGAACCATTTCAAGAATATAAATTAGACGACATCAAAGAGATACATAATAATATTCTTTTTTTGATAAATCAATTATATGGTCAAACTCTTGATAAAAACGATACTATAGAACATTATAATGATAATCATAAAATTGGGTTCTCTATTTCTAATTTTTTAAACACTTTAGAATATGAAAATCGTCTATTGAGAGAACAAGTCGGACTTTATATAAACTACGTGTCTTTTTTCCATATTTCAGAAAGGAAACAATTGAATCGACTTTATTTGAGAATGCAGGAGTTTTATACTGAAATTGAAGAAAACATCAATATCAATCGTACTTTTTCCATTGATGACATTGGCGATGAAGACAAATTGAATCGTTTTTATATTATTGGTGAAGACGTTAAAATCGAACCTATTTTAGAAGATGTAGAATTTTTAGAAACAATTAAAAAGGAAAATATTAATGTAGAACCACTTATTGAAATTGAAGAATCGGGTAAAGTCAATGAAACGGTCGAAGATCCTTCGAAATTTGTAGAAAATCCTATGATACAAATAGAAAGTTCTCAATCCGAAAATATTAATGCATTTGAAGGAATGACTAGTGAAATAAACCCGCTGCCACAAAATGAAACAGTTGAAACCAATGAAACTGTTGTAGAATCGTCTGAATAAATAACACAAACTGTAAATACAAATAATACAATTATTATTTGTATTCGTTCTAATTTATATTGATATAATATATATTTCAAAAGATGCCTAGTAAAGATACTGAAAAAAAAACAGAAAATAATATTGATTCTTTAGAAATTAAATCAACAAAACAAGCAGATAATAGTGATAATAATAGTACTACTGGATCAACTACTAGACCAGTTGAATGGTCACCAGAAAATGAATTGATTATGGTTGAATGGTGTGATGTTGCACAATGTTATAAATGGTTAAATGCTCGTTCTCATCAAAAATATTCACAACGAAATGCTTGGTTTACTATTCCTGCTATTGTTTTATCAACAATTAGTGGAACAGCGTCATTTGCACAAACGAGTCTTCCACTTGCGTATCAAACATTTTCACCTATGGCAATAGGTGCTATTAATATTTTTATTGGTATTTTAACAACTGTACAACAATATTTGAAAATTTCTGAATTGAATGAAGCTCATCGTGTATCATCTATATCTTGGGATAAATTCGCACGTAATATACGTATTGAGTTAGCAAAACGACCAGAAGAACGTATGGATGCAGGACATTTTTTGAAATTATGTAGACAAGAATTTGATCGTTTAATGGAAACTAGTCCAATAATAAATGACGATATTATCAAAGAATTTAATTTTAAATTCCAAGGTAAACCTGGAAGTGTAGAACGAGAACGTTTTGAAAAATTAAAGAAACCTGATATATGTGACATCATAATCAGTGCAAATGAAACACGCCATCATTGGTATTTAGAATTAGATAAGCAAAATAATACAAAAGATATCGAATTGATAAATGCTGAAGATGAAATAAAAACAAGAGATGAATTCATACGTCAACAACAGGAAAAATTATATGAAAAAGAAAATATTTTGAAACTAAAAGAAAATATTTTGAGACAAAAGGATGATTTAATCAAACAAAAGGATTTACATGAACAGGAACAAATTACTAAACAATTTGAGGAAATTGAATTATCAAATAAACAAATAGAAGAACATGAGAACATTTATAAAGAAAAAACTAAAAACATCCTAGAATACGTCGAAAAATTTGAAAATATTTACCAACGAAAACCATTTGCAGAAGAAATTAATGATAATTTGAAAGAAGAAGTTGAAGAAGAAGTTCTAATGAGATTTTTATTAAGTTATTATCCTGATGAAAACGTATAATCATTGTCTTTTGTAAAATTCATATATAATAATTATATATGAATACTATATTTCTGTAAATTTATTTATTGTCTTGACTGCCCAGTACTCACGGTTATCTTCGTAAAAACAATAAACATCATAATTTGGGCTTATTATTTCATTTTGCTCAATCAATGTTTCAACATCTACATCTTTATAGTATTTTACAGAATCTATTTCTAATGCATAACGTTTGATTTTATTTATTTCATCTGTTGTAGTTGTATTATCTATAACAACACTTAACATTTCTTGTGTAAGACCTTTTTGAGAACCTTTTATAAATGGTTCTGATGTAAATAAATATACATAATCGAATAATGGATGGTTTATTTTTGGATTTATAACTGATAAGATGGGTGATTGTGATTTTATTGTATCATCTGTTTCATAATACATATTTTTATATGTAGATCCTCCTTTTTGTTGTATAGGTTTATTTTCTATTACTTCTATAGTATCTGATACTTCCTTTTCGTTGTCTTTTTGTATAGGTTTATTTTCTACAAATGGTGATTTTGTCTGCACTATGTCTGATTTTTCTTTTATATGATTATTATTAGTTTCTATAATAACTGGTTTTTCTTCAATAACTGTATTGTTATTATTTTCAATTTTCAACTCAGGTTCAGTCTTGAAATTTTTATCTACACATAAATATACCAATTTAGGTACTATTATTTCTTTATTATTATAATCATAAATATTTTTTAAAAGTGGAGAACTTTCAAACGTGTCTATTATTTTTTTATCAATAGGCGTTTCGAATATTTTTTTTTTATTAATAATTTCATCTATAATACCGACAAAATACCCATTTTTATTATTATTATGAATGTTCTCTAAAATAGTAATATTAGTTACATCAAATACAACATACAATATATCATCTTTTTCAATAAATCCTAAATATCGCTGTTTCAATACATCATTTGTTAAAAATACAATCTCTTGTGCAAATTTCGAACATTGATTAAAAAATTCCATTTCGACTTCATCACACATTGTTTCGATTTCAGTTTCGTCATCATAATCCTCACTTGTAAGAGAATTCATTTTTTGAAATGGTGTAGTATTTTCTATATTTATTTTCCTTTCGTTTTCTTTTTTATATAAATTAGCAAGAACATCCATTTGTAATTCTTTTTTTGGAAATGAAAATTCACCAGTTTGATTATCAAACAAAAATTCTAAAAATGGTGTTTTTAGTTCTTCATTAATATTAAAAAAACATAATGAAATCATGTATTTTTTCATTTCTAAAATTTCGCGTTCTCTGTCCAAACAAAATTCTTTTGATAAAATATCGTTGTCTAAATACTTGTAATCACTTTTTGGTTCGGTTTTTTCTTCAGTGATAGTTTTTTCTATTACAGGCATTTCTATAAAACTATCCAATTCACTTTCATTTTTTGAGTTGTTTTCTATAGAAATTTGTTCATTCAAAAAATTACTAATAATATATTGTCTCAATAATTCGTTGTTAAATGACATCTATATATATGTCATATATATTAGTGTTTATACAAGTTTGAAAAATTTATTTTATAAAAAATTGATTTAAACAAATAACCATTATTAATATATAAACGATACTCTTATCTAATACACGTTAAAAAACTTTAAACAAATAAAATGCAATACGAAGACGACACCTTTCATCCAAGTAATAATGATTTTGATGATTACCAAAACGTAGGTTTATCCGATGATTTTAGTGAATCAATGTCATTCACTACTGTCAACTCAAACCGTAAAAAATCAAAAAAAGACGATATTAAGAATCAAGATAAAGGATATCATAATATCAAAATACCATATGGTCACAAACAGATCGAAATCGAATTTTATTCAACACCTACTACACCAGGAAAACCAATACGTGATGCTATAACTGGTTCCAAGATGACTAAACACTTAGTTGGTAGCAAAGATGAAGAATTCTACTTCAAAGTTGGTTTAGCTACTGGGCAATTAAAAACCGACGAAGGACATGTTTTGTTTTTCGATAATCCAGAACAATTTGAACGACTTATGCGTTGTACAGTTTCTCAAGAAATAAAACAAAAATGGACGGATAAATGTATTGAAGCACGTTTAAGAAAATATGAATATTAGTAAATAAAAAAGTATAAAAATATAATATTATATAAAATAAAATAAATGTTTTGGCAAACCTTTTTTTTTAGTTTCATTTTCAATAATAAACACATTATACATAATAAACTAAGTTCTACGTTAGCATCAGATCCAATGCCAGATTCTATTGATATTTTTAATACTACTACTACTACTACTAATAATTTAGAAACAATAAGCCATATTTTTTATCCAAAAATGTTCAATTCATATTCTGGTTATGATTTACGTTATAATGATAGCGATTATAATATTTCATCCATTTATCATATTTCACAGTATTTCCGCGTATTAGAATTTTTAAAGGTAATTGAAAGTAACAGCATTTCTGTAAATGATAAATTAGATATTATTGAACGATACAATAACGATTTAGTAACAAAATATGTACCAAATATAAATGCAAATAATTTAATGAATGATTGGTAATATATAAAAATATCATTATAATATAAATAATATTATAATGAATCAAGAACGTATTCCTGTATTAGCATATGCTTTTATTGGCATAACATCATTAGTTTTAGCATATGCTACGTTTTTAGATAAAACATCTGATAATAATTCTGATGACAAAAGTGCTACATCTATGTTACCTGATGTTTTTTCAAAAACACCAATTGAAAACAAACCCAATGAATCTAGTAATAACAATTTAGAAAAAGAAAAAGAAAAAGTAGTCCCTACTTCTCCTACAGAACCGGTTTCCAATATAGAAAAAGAACAAATTGAAGAAGTGCCTGCTGCTCCTAAAAATTTAGAACAAAAAAACGCAATTGGTGGAAAAACAAAACGGAATAAAAAGAAAAGTAGAAATACAAAACGAAAAATAACAAAAAATATAAAAGTTATATAAAAATATTATTATTATTATAATATATGATTTATAACGTAAAAATAAGCGATGGAAATCGTGATCATATTATTGATCTAATAAATGAAAAACGCAAAATTGGTAATTTTACTGTAGTTGATGTAGGTGGTTCTATTGAAGGATGGTCGGCATCAGTAGTCAATGCATTAGTTGATTTCAATGAACCTACAATCAAAAAAGATAACATAACGCATTTCAAATTCGATATTACTCATCCAGATGGTTGGATAGAAATATTAGAATATGTTAAAATAAATGGTAAATTTGATTTTTGCATTTCTACTCATACGCTTGAAGATATAATGAATCCAGGTTATGTATGTGAGCAAATTTCAAAAATATCAAAAGAAGGATATATTGCAGTTCCCAGTAAACATTGTGAATTATCAAAATTTGAAGCATATTTTGTTGTTCCTAATAAATTTCGAGAAGGAGATTCAGTAAAAACCGAATTTGTAGGTCATAGAGGTTATATCCATCATCGATGGATATTTACAGTAAATAATAATGAATTTATCGGTTTTCCAAAAATAGGATATATTGATAAAGCTAGTATTTTTGATAATGTAGCTGATAATAGTAGTGAAAAAAGCGATTTATCATTCTTTTGGAAAGATAGTGTATCTGTAAAATATATAAACAATAATTATTTAGGACCATGTTCGTGGAATGTTGTGTCTTTTTATGATAATTTATTAGATCCAGAATATGTATAATCCTTTATTTTTTACCAATTACTCGATCAACTACTTTATTAAATAATATATTTATTTGATTACTATCTGCTCCTACTACTCTATCATCTGGTATATAATTTAGATTACCCTTATAGTAGACTAATATTACTGGAATACCATTTACCATTTTTTTACTTTTCAAAAAACTATATAAATCTACACATTCATCTACATCTACAATTATACTTTGTACATTATTAGGCATCATATTCATTAATGTATGTACTTGGTTCTCTATCATTTTACATGGTCCACACCAATTTGCACCAAACTTGATAATTACAGCACCTGGATTCGTTTGAAGTATTTGTACGAAATGGTTTCGGTCTTCGATTACGGTTATTATTGGAAGCATTTTTAATATATATATATATTTATAGTGTATATTTTTATATTTTGTTTATGATAAAATATAAAAAATATATTGATATATATCATTATAATGACAACGACCACAAAAACACATAATTTAAATATTCATATGTATAAATTGAATGAAATATTAGATTTATTTGGTCTTTCATATGATATCAGTATCGAGGATCTGAAACAAGCAAAAAAAATCGTTCTAATGACGCATCCTGATAAATCGAAACTAAGTGCCGAATATTTTCTTTTTTATAAAAAAGCATTTGATATTATTGTACAATTTTATGAAAATCAAACAAAACAAAATCGCCCTGTTCCTAAAGAAGAAATCAAATATCAATTCATGAATACAAATGGTTATGATAAATCGAGCTCAAATAAACTTCGAAATACAATCAATGAAATGCCTACAAATGAATTTCAAGAGAGATTCAATCAATTATTTGAAGAAAATATGTCATCAAAACCTGATGTATCTAAAAATGAGTGGTTCACAAAAGACGATAATATATATAAAGTGCCTGAAAATGTAAATTCTAAAAATATTGGCCAAGTATTCCAACGTTTCAAAGACGAAAATTCCAACACAGTATTGGCTAAATATCGTGGTGTCGAATACATGAATACACAAAGTGGTAGTGGTTATTATGATGAAGAGGATAATGATCAATATGTTGCATGTGATGTTTTCAGTAAATTGAAATTTGATGATTTACGTAAAGTACATAAAGATCAAACTATTTTTGCAGTAAGTGAATCCGATTATCAAAAAGTACCACAATTTTCTTCTGTAGATCACTATATTAGAGAACGCAGTAAAGTATCCATGACACCTTTAGAAAAAGAACAAGCAGAGTTGATGCTGTCAGAACAAGAACGTCAATATCGTGAGACAATGATGAAAAAAGAACATTCTGCAAAATTGAAATCCATGGAATATGAACAAAAAAATAAAACTGTATTAGGCAATTTTATGAGATTAGGTAATTAACTTTTTTCGTTTGCTAATTTCAATTGGTCAAGATACCATTGTTTATCCATATCTAACATTAAAAAATCATAATTTGTAGTTTCACATTCTATATCACTATAATTTTCATATTGTGTTACAGTAGGAGGCGTAATCATATACCAAAAATCTTGCATTTGTAATCGATTCCAGTAAATATCCAATGCATATTCACGTTTATTGTTAGGGTTTCTTAATAAATTCGCTGCACTTTCTTTAAAATTTGTTAAAAGCGTATCATAATAATGTTTTTTTACTATATAACCAGTCGTTGTTTGATTGCGAAAAATCCTTGCTGTATATTCATATAATTGTTGATATGGTGGTACATTATTACCACCTATTATAAGAACATCCCAAAGAATATCGTCGTTATTATAGAACGATTCAATATTTCGTTTTAGTAATTCTGGCTTCAAAAAAGAAATGTCATCTTCACATATAAAAACTTGTTCCCAATCACGACTTTTTGCTAGTTCTATACATTTGATATGACTCATAGTACAGCCAATAGCACCGTTTTGCATCTTGATAGCATTTACACGTTCGGCTTTAATGCCCATTTTTTTGAATTCCATTGATGCATGTTCTAAACGATCTCTACGATGTTCCAAATTAATAAATAATGTATGTTCAAAAAGTTCCATTTGTATTATTATTGTTTATATTTTTTATATTGATTTTTCTGTTATTTCTTCTTGTTCAATAATATTTTTATATTTGAGAACATCAATTTCTTCTTGCATTTTATCCATTTTTTTAAAAAGATCACGTATTTGTTTTTTTAATATTTCGATTTCACTATCTTCCCATGAAACGGATTTTTTAGATTTTGAATCTTGATCAATTGAATTATCATTAATAATATTTTTGTCTGTAATAATTTTACTATTTTCAATTTCAGGAACTACCTGCAAAGGTGCATATTGTTTTAATTCATTTTCACGCATCTGTAAATGAGTTCTCAAAACTTCGTCCATATTAGAAATTGGTTCATCATCTATTTTATCACGAAAATCAATAGTATCTGGTACTTTTTTTTCATTCATATCTTCGTATTCTTTTTGACGAATAGCAAAGGTTTTGTTTAATAAATCACTTTTTGACAAATTTTGTTCTACATTTGTTCTACTATATTGCATTTCATTGCGTAAGTCATTATTAATAGGCGGTTCTCTTATAGTAGATAACATATATTTTAATGTTTCTTTGTTACAGTGTTGTAATTTGTCAATTGTCAAGTTCTCATATTTTATATTTTCATACATGTATCCTATACATGATTGAAACCAATATGATTGGTTTTCAGATGGTCTATTCGAAAAATAATCTATTATCTTTGGATGTTTATTTATTATGTTCCATAATAATTTTTGATTCTCAGGGTTCACATATAATGCCATTTATACAATAATATATAAAAGTATTTATATTATTGTATTTTGTTTATCTTTTATAGGTTTTCCTTTTATTTGTTTTATTTTTTTTTGTTTTTTTCATTTTTTTATTAGTTTTTCGTTTTTTTCCACCTGTAATTTTATCATTATTTAGACTATATATTAATTCATAAGTTTTTTTATCATCAAAATATAATTTTTTCTTTATTATATCGTCAGGATTATCTCTATTTCTTACATAACCAAATAAATTATACATCATATGATCTACTTCATCAAAATGTGTAAATGGTAAATTTTCAGTATTTATAACAGCTTTAATATCTCCTACATAATTGTCATTTCTATTTTTTGATTTACCAATAAAAGGATATATTTTTAATTTTAATTTTAATATTTTATCATCCATTATATTCTAAAATATACAGATATATTATTTGATGTTAAAAAATATATTTCTATATTTATTCATATAACTATCTGTTATTCGTTCTTTTTTAAAAAATTCGATTTTATCTTTATAATTATTAAATATTTTATTGGGTTCATCTATTTTATTTGTCAACATTGTAACTATGAAAAATAACGAATACATACCACATTCATTATTTCCCATTTGATGTTCTACAGGATAATTTTGATGAAATTCGAGAACTATAGGGTTTGGTAATTCAGATGCCTGTTTTATTATATTATTAGCTAAACTTGCAATTTCTGGTTTTATTTTATCTCCTGCACTATCAAAATAAAATACAAATTTATCTTCTAAATCTACAAACATAGATACCCAATGAGAACCTCCTTGATCATGTCTATCTAAATTGAAAACAATTCCTATTTTTGTTTTATCTTTATATTTTTTCATAAAACTAGTTAATGAAAACCCACATAAATCTTCCCAAACACACTGTCCATTCATATCATCTGGACGCGAATCAAAATCTATTGGTGTAGGACCTATTATTTTGAAATTTTTATGTGATTTTTCATATTGACGGAGAACATCGGATATATCAAAATTTGATAACCATGCACTACGATTTTTCTTCCATTCTTTTGGTTGATATGGTGCAAATAAATGTTTCAATAGTTTATTTTTAATATTTTCATCTTTTAATTCTTTTAACCAGCAATCTTCCTTATTACATGTTGATAATCGCTGTTTTAATTCATACCATATATCTTTCGGTTTAGTTTTCAATATTTTGGATGAAGGATTATATTCATTATATGTATTCTTTATAAGATTCAAAACATCCGGTGTAAAGCAACTATCTTTTATGGGTATTTTATTTTTTACTGCCGGATTACAATTCATTTTCATAAATTTTTTTGTTTTATTATGTTTTTTTTTATTATAATGTTTTGTTTTTTTCATATATAATATGTGTATAAAATAATCATAATTGTTTGTTATTTACTAGAAACATGTCTACACCGAATTTTGATATATCTTTTACGGATTTTTTTACTACTTGTTCTCCACTCCAATATGATTTCATCTGACGTGATGATTGTTGAATAGATTCATCTATTGTTCCAAACATTACGTCTTCTTCGCATGTTTCTAAATTGTTCTCTATTTCTTTATGTTTCAAATATCTAATAATTATTTTTGTATACGCATCAAATATTTCATTGATCTCGGTGGTTATTTGTAAATTTGGGTTCTCTAATAAATCATCAGTCATTGTTAAAATAGTACCTCTATATTTTTGTATTTCCACATGATGTAATTGCATATCTGAATATTTCTTAGGGTCAGTTTTTTCTAGATACTTTTTATAATTATTTTTATTCATAAATAGCTCAAGAGTCAATTTATCTATTTCATTTTGTTTATTGTTTTCTTCCATCATTAATTTATACTTATATAATATATTTATTTTTATAACTTATGTCGCATACAAAAAGTGATAGTGATAGTGATAGTGAATCTACTGAATCTGATATAGAATCAGAAGATGAATATACTAAAACGTTTGAAGGTCAGTTCTCATTAGAAGATTTAGAAAAAATGATAAAAGAAGACGGAATTATATCATATGATCCTACTTGTATAAGAAAAAGATCCAATTGGAGTACTGGTAATAATCAATATAAATTTGATAATCCTGAATTTTCACCAGAAAAACTACTAGAAGATATACAGGATCATTCACCCAAATTACATGTTTTATTAGATAAAATCGAAAAATTAGATAAAAAAGACATGCAAAAATACGGGAAAAAATTCAAACATTTCATCTTTTCAGATTTAAAATCTGGAACTTATGGTGCTAAATTAATAGCAGGTGCTTTGATTTCAAAGGGAATGAAACTCGGTTATTTATCTAAACAAAACCAAAATCCAAATTCTAATAAAAAATACGATAAAATAGAATTGTTCTCAAATGATGAATTATTAAAATCAAAAGGTAATAATTTTTATCTTTTGTCATCGGTCTCAGTTTATGATCAACCAATTACAACTACCATGAAAAAATCCATTTTAAAGAATTTCAATGAACGTCCTACAAATATATATGGTGATTTAGCTCGCATTATTGTCATGGATAGTGGTTTCAAAGAGGGTATTGATTTATTTGATATAAAATATATACATATATACGAACCTTCGGTTAATCCAGCCGATCAAAAACAAGTTATAGGGCGTGGTACACGTACATGCGGACAAAAAGGGTTAGAATTTCATCCAACCCGTGGTTGGCCTCTTTATGTATATGTATATGATTTGGCTATTCCAGAAAAAATAAGACCTAGTTTTTTAAATTCCAAAACTACTATGGATCTTTATTTGAAAGCCCTTAATATCGACGTAAGACTCTATCATTTTGCACATGAATTAGAAAAAACCGCTATTTATGGTTCTGTTGATTATGAATTAAATAGAAATATTCATATGTTCTCTATTGATCTAGATAATGATCTTGAAGAAGAACTACCAGAAGGAGCTGAATTTGTCTATGGTGGTCAACAAGATGGTGTTGGAAATTTCGATGGAATTGGTGGTGGTCCAAAACTTCGTATTATTTCAAAAGAACCCAAATATTTTATTGGTGAGACTAACCAATCACGACCAATGAACTTCGAAGAAATGCGTAATAACATACGTAACAACTATAGTGATTTTGCATGGGATGTTGTAAAAATGGAGAACTTATGTAAACAATCAGGTGGTGCTTCGGGTGAAGTAATAAAATATACACCAACCCAAGATTTTATACGAAATTATTTTACACCGATGAATCCAATCAAAGGCATGTTGCTATGGCATAGCGTGGGTACTGGCAAAACGTGCAGTGCTATTGCAGCGGCTACGAATACTTTTGAAAAACAAGGATATACAATTCTTTGGGTTACTAGAACTACTTTGAAAAATGATATCTGGAAAAATATGTTTGACCAAGTATGTAATGAAAGTATACGTAACTCTATTACACATAGTGGTTTAGAAATACCAAATGATCAAAATAAACGTATGCGACTTTTATCGAAATCATGGCGTATACGCCCAATGTCTTATAAACAGTTTAGTAATCTAGTTTCTAAACAAAACGCTTTTTATAAGTCATTGGTAAAACAAAATGGAGAACTTGATCCATTGAACAAAACACTTTTAATAATAGACGAAGCACATAAATTATATGGAGGAGGTGATTTATCTAGTATTGAACGCCCAGATATGAATGCTTTTCACCAAGCATTGATGAATTCATATCAATTATCTGGGCAAAATTCAGTTAAATTATTATTAATGACTGCTACGCCAATAACTGAAAATCCAATGGAATTGATACAATTGATGAATTTATGTAAACCAATCGATAAGCAATTACCAAATAATTTCGATGACTTTTCAACACGATATTTGGATGAAATTGGTGATTTTACAACGAAGGGGCGCGAATATTTTTTGGATGATATTGCAGGACATATAAGTTATTTGAATCGCGAAAAAGATGCTAGACAATTTTCACAACCAATAATAGAATATATTGATGTACCAATACCTAATATCTCACAGGCTGAAAAATTCGATAAAAAAATAGTACGTGAAATAATGAATCCAAATATAAATGATTTACAAAATGTAATTACTGAAAACAATAAGAAGATCGAAGGTGAATTAAGTGATTTAGATAAAAATAAATTTAATTTTCTTAAAAATGAAATATGCAGTGGGTTAGAAGGTAAATCGAAAACACAATGTGAAAAAATTGTAAATAATAATATCAAAATGTTAGTAAATGAGGCAAAGGCAGAAGTCAAGAAAATACGTGATGAAATAAAAGAAATGAAAGAACAAATTAAACAGAGAAATGCTGCCAAAAAAGAAGCTCTCGGAAACATAAAAATAAATATAGAAACATTGAATGATGAATACGAAAAATACAAAGGAACTACATTATATTCAATTAAAAACAATTGTGGTACAAAAATTTCTGGAGATGTTCCTTTGAAAACATTGATAACCCAACATCCTATTATTATGCAATATGATAATGAAATAGACGAATATAATAATAAAATTCAACAATTACATGATAATTTAAAGATTGATATCAATATGTACAAACAAAAAATCAATAATTTAAAGAACCTAATGAAAATGGATTTGAATGAATTAGAAAAAAGAGTAGTTTCTATGAACATTCGCGATGCTCGTAAAACACAAAATGCTGTTATGAAAATTAAAAATAAAGATATGTCTATTATAGAGAACTCATTAAAAGAAGATATTAAAAAAACCCAGAAAAAGAAAGATAAAAAATACAAAGTTGTACGTAAAACTATCAAAAACATGATAAAAGATGAAAAACAAAGAAAAAAAGAAATACAAAAAGAAGAAAAAAAATTATTAAAATTACAGCGACAACAGGAAGATCATGTTGAAGAAATTAATCATGAACTGTTACAAGGTTTAGTTCATAAATATAAAGGAAAAATTATGGATGATATGGTCGAATTAGACGAGCGAATGATGGAAAAAGAAATGGAGAAAGAAAATGCTCGTAATGAAAAGGAACAAAAAAAAGAACAACGAGAACGTGAAAAATTAAAAAAAGAGATTGAAAAAATATCAAGAAAAATAGAAAAAGAAAGAGAAAAAGAAAATAAAAGAAAACAACGTGATGAATTACGTGAAACAAAGAAACGAGAAAAAGTATTGAATGCAAATGCTAGGAAAACCAAAAAAAATATATAATACATATTTTGAATTGTTTAGTAATAATTTTATCCATTTATAAAAAAAATATCATGTGATAATATATATTACATAATGTCATTTGGAAATAATTATTTAGTTCCTCAAACTACTGTAACTTTAACAAATACAACCAATTTGGGAGGACCATTTCAAGGATATTCACCACAACAAACTATAAATCATTTCAAAGATAGTAATATGGTAATGACTAGAAAAATACTTACTAAATCATGGAATGGTGCTGGTGCTGTTGGAGTTGATAATGGTCATGCGCGTATAGTTACACCATTTCGTGCAATTAATAATTTAGGTGATTTTTTGAGTAGAGTTAATTATGTATGCGGTGGCTCTAACCAAGTAAACAGAACATTTCCAGGTCGTCAAGGCCCTATTGGATCAATAATTTCAAAATGCGATGGTACTGGTGTAGAAGCAGGTTCTGGTAATGGCAGATTTGTTCCAGATTCATCTGATTATACTACATTCAAAAAGCAATCAGCTATTAATCAAAATTATAATGATTTGAAATTCGGCGGTGACCAACATAATGCATCTTATGTTCCATTAATGGGTGTTCGCCATTAATAATGACAAATATATTCTATGAATATAATATATATCTTATATTCATATGATTACTACTTTACAAGGTCCAATTATAAATAATATTAATAATGGTGAACTGAATTCTATTCGTGCTATGCCACAAAAAGACATTACCAGTGATAATGATAGCACTTTTGAAATGTCTAGAAGTATATATTCTCGTACATTTCCTACAAATGTTATAAATACACCCGTTGTTCATACAAATTTTATATGGCAAGCTAGACGTAATATCCAACAAATTACTAGTATTCCTACCGGTAATTCCAGTAATTATATGAATGGAAAAAAATGGTATGGAAATCGTGATGCTTCACAAGTAACTACAAATAGACGTACTAGTCAAGTAGGTGTAGGAAGTTTGAATGCTACTAATAGCCCAATGGGGTTTACTACAAATATTGATATAAATACTACTAGGGATGCATTACGACGGGTTCGTGCAGGCGGTTCAGTCGCACCTGCAAAAAAAGGAGCTAATAGAAATAATGCTCCAGTACCAACATTTTCTCCCTCTTTACCAAATCTAAAAAATCATTTTGGAATAAAACAACCATATTTATTCCATTAATTTTTTTCGTTTATTAATATATAATGTACAAATATTTAGTCGAATTTTTAGGTACAGCTTTTTTTGTTTATATAATATTAGCTACCGGCAACCCTATTGCAATTGGTGCAGCATTGACCTTTGTTATTCTGTTAGTTAGTAATATATCAGGTGGACATATAAACCCAGCAGTTTCTATTACTATGGCTTCTGCTGGTAAATTACCAATAAATGATCTAGTTCCTTATTGTGTTTCACAAATTCTAGGTGGTTTAGTCGCTTTAGAAATTTACAAACGATGGAAACTATAAATATAAAAAAATTACATAAATATCGTAAAATATTTATGTAAAAATAATCATTTTGTTTTTTGTATTATACGATAAAATATAAATAATCCCACTATTGTTAATGAACCAATATAAAATGTATTTATAGGATTCATTTTATTATCAGGTATAGTACTTTTTATAATATTGTTTTTATTATTATTATCACTATCATATTGATCATCATCGATCAATTTAACATAATTTTTTTTTTTACAAAAATCTAAATCATATTTATTTGTTGAATTTATATCTAAAGTATTTTGTACAGTATCATAACCTTCAATCATTTGATTTATTAGTTGAACATCCAATTTGTCCATTTTTTTCTGTGGTAAATTATCAATAATCTTATAATTTATTTTTTCAGAAGACATATTAATGATATATAAATATACATATATACTTTTTCAATTAAATAAAATGGTATAAAGATATTTTCATTTTTTATAATAATGTGTGGTATATTTGCTTTATTAAATAATTATAATCATTTATCTGTTCCATTTATCGAAGAACAATTCCAAAAAGGAAAAAATAGAGGTCCAGAAAATTCAGTATTAAAAAATGTTATGATGCATGCGTTATTTGGTTTTCATAGACTTGCAATAAATGGACTAAATGATAATTCTAATCAACCTATTATCAATAATGATATTGCTATTATTTGTAATGGTGAAATTTATAATTATAAAGAATTATATAAATCTATGAATGTACTACCTAAAACAGATTCAGATTGTGAAGTCATTATTCATTTATATAAAAAATATGGTATTGAACATACTCTACAAATGTTAGATGGAGTTTTTTCATTTGTACTAATTGATTATCGTCTTGAAAATGCAGAATCTAAAATTTATGTTGCTAGAGATCCTTATGGGGTTAGACCATTATATTTTATGAAATCTAATACCATTGATATTAATTCAAATGTATATGCATTTGCAAGTGAAATGAAAATGATATCCGAAATAAAAAATAAATTGAATGAAAAAACAACTAATAATAAGAACCCAATTATAAATTATGAAATTTATCAATTCCAACCTGGTACATATATGACATTTAATTTATCTTATAAGGCATGTTCTTATTGGGAACCAACCAATTTAATAACTTTTTATCATAAACCTGGTTTTGTATCAAATATGTTTATCGATAAATCAATCGAAATGCATATCGATATTTATAAAAATATACAAAAATATTTGGTAAATGCTGTTGAAAAACGTTGTTGCACTACAGAACGTCCTATTGCATGCCTTTTATCTGGTGGATTAGATAGTAGTTTGATTGCTTCTTTAGTAAATGACTATCATATAAAAAACAATTTAGCACCTATTGAAACATATAGTATTGGGTTAGAAGGTTCAGAAGATTTAAAACATGCCAAATTAGTTGCAGAACATTTGGGAACAAAACATACCGAAATAGTTTTGACAGAAAAGGATTTCTTAGATGCTATACCCGATGTAATATACGCAATTGAAAGTTATGATACAACTACTGTTCGAGCAAGTATTGGTAATTGGTTAATAGGAAAATATATTTCTGAACATAGTGATGCAAAAGTAATTTTTAATGGGGATGGTTCAGATGAATTAGCTGGTGGTTATTTATACATGAATTATGCACCGGATAATATTGATTTTGATAAAGAAACACGTCGTTTATTAAATGATATCTATATGTTTGATGTGTTACGTTCTGACAAATGTATATCTTCACATGGTCTAGAACCTAGAACACCATTTTTAGATCGCTCATGGGTACAATATTATTTATCTATTCCTATTGAAATACGAAATCATAAAATAAATGATAAAATAGAAAAATATTTGATTCGCACTGCATTTAGCGGGGATTTTTATAAAAATTCACAAGGTAAACATCTTTTGCCAGATAAAGTATTATGGAGAAAAAAAGAAGCATTCAGTGATGGAGTTTCACAATATTCAAGATCACTTTATGAGATTATTCAAGAACATTGTAATAAAACATTTATTCAAAGTGAATTACCTCAATATACATTTATTAAACAATCAACGGAAATGTATGAGCATTTAGCTACATTATTATTTTCTCATTCATCAAATGAAAAAAATTTGTTGCCAAAAAACGCTGAACAATTTTATTATAGAAAAATATTTGAAACACATTATAAAGGAATGTCTAATATTTTACCTTATTTTTGGATGCCAAAGTTTATAGATGCAGTAGATGCAAGTGCTAGGACATTAGAAATATATGAAAAATAAAAACTGTTATTGATTTTATTATATATAATAATATCAATACGTATTAAACATGTTCATTTTTGAAGAGCCTTTCTAAAAATCGTTCTTTCAGTCTGTCTTCATTCATATAAATATTTATGATCTCGGCGGGTGAATAAAAACCATCCTCGATACCTTCTAATTTTTCAATTTCGATGGTTTCATCAAACAAATGTTCATATATTTCTTTTATTATAGTTCGTGTTGCATACGATAATTCTAGCGTCACGTCTATTCTTCCAGGTCTTATTAATGCAGGGTCTAAATCATGGTAATGATTGGATGAAATAATCATTATTCTACCAGGTGTCTCGCGAATACCATCCCAAATATTTAAAATATCATCTAATGTGATCGGTTCGTCTTCCAATAACATCTTTGGCAAATCTACAACTTTTTCTGTTGCCTTTTCTGTTGCAACAATTGTTTCTAATAAATCACCTACATTTACTTTGGATTTATTTGTTAGTTCTTCGAAATCTATTTTTTTTCCAAATCCAGTTATCGATTTATTTTTCTTTTTTTCTCTGTTTAAAACAATATCGCCAATACAATCGATATCTTCAAAAACAATTATTTTTTTATCAAAACCGATACTTCCTTTTTTATTATCGTAATTATAACGCTCTTCGAAAAATATACTATCCAATTGTTTTTTTGTTTTTATCAGTTTCAATGAGATCACAATAACATGACGATCTGTATAATTAGCAATTGCTTTTATCAACGACGTCTTACCTGTTCCTGGTGGCCCATGCATTCCTATTCCTATTGAATATGGTATTCCTTTATTGAAATACCAATCTTTGTTATTCAAAAAGAAGTCTATTTTCTTTATTAAAAGCGTCTTATCGTTAAAAAAAATATTATTAAATTGTCTTGTACTCGAAAATACATTCTCATCCCATAATTCATAACGATTTTCTTCATATTTCGCTTTGTTCAGTGTATAAATAAATCGCTTATTATCACGTAAATCATCAATAGTTGATAAATAGATATTTGTTATATCTTCAACAAATTCTTTTATGGTGTTGATATTGCTTTTGTATGAGAACAACTGAATATTTATTTTTTCAATTTTAACAACATTTTTATTTTTAGATTTCTTTTCTTCATCTTTTTCTTCATTGGAAATTTTAGTATATGCATATATTTGATGTTCTTTCGATATCAAAAAATTCGTATTTTGTATTACCATATAAATTCCCACATCTCTTTGATTTTTACTATTCGAATTATCAAATGAATATTCTTTGATGTGATTGATAGAACCATTATCAGATACATTTTGGATTATATGTAACCATAATGCTTTAAAACGATCACTAAACGTGTTTGTTTGATTTAAATTATTATCATAATATGTAGTAGATAACCCTATCTTACCTTCATATTCTACTATATTTTTTTTATAAAATACTTGTTCAAAATTTATTGTTTTTATATTTTCTATAAGATCATAAAGAGTTTTATTTATAAATTGCAACAAATATGTAGAAATAGTTAATACAATGGTTGTTACAAATGCATCTACAAATGGTACTCCTGATTTGAATTTATCGAATATAATCATGTTTAAGATGTTACTGGACATGGTTTTTAATTGTGTATCGATGGTTGGTAAAGTAAACATATTAAATATACGTAAAAAATCTTTATGTATATTTAAAAATATATATTGGTAATTTTGGATCAGTGTGTGGGCTTATTTTAGATAGTATTTTCACTTTTATTTTTATGTAAAAAAATCTAAAAGTCAGCATTGAATTCGAAAATATCTTTATCGACTGTTTTATTTGCAAGAGCATATTCAGCATTGGTACGTTCAAAGAAATTTACCTTGGACTCGATACTAATCAATTCCATGAAATCAAATGGGTTTTGTGAATTGTATATTTTATCGTATCCTAATTGTAAACAAAGGCGATCGGCAACAAATTCGATATATTGTGTCATCAACTTTGTATTCATACCTATCATTCTACATGGAATGGCATCGGTGATAAACTCTTTTTCGATTTCAACTGCTTCTTGGATTATTTCATAAATACGTTTTTTTGGTAATTTACGCTGCAACTTCGAGTACAATAATACAGCGAATTCTGTATGTAAGGCTTCGTCACGTGAAATGAGTTCGTTTGAAAATGTTAGTCCAGGCATCAATCCACGTTTCTTTATATGATAGATGTTAGCAAAAGAACTACTGAAGAAGACCCCTTCAATGACAGCAAACGCGACCAGCCTAGATGCAAAGGAACTTCGTTTATCTCCGATCCATTTTTTAGCCCAGTCGGCTTTTTTTTTAATGCATGGAAAATTTTCAATAGCATTAAATAACTTATGTTTCTCTTCTTCATCACGAATATATGTATCAATTAATAACGAATATGTTTCAGAATGTATATTTTCCATAGCAATCTGAAAACCATAAAATGCACGAGCCTCTGAATTTTGTACATCATTCATAAATCTAGCTGCCAAATTCTCAAGAACTAAACCATCTGAACCTGCAAAAAATGCAATAATCATTTTGATGAAATGTTGTTCATCATTTGTAAGCGTTTTCCAGTCGTTTAGATCTTTTGATAAATCAATTTCTTCTGGACGCCAAAAGCAGTCAACTTGTTTTTTATACATTTCCCAAATATCATTATACTGGATTGGAAACATTACAAAGCGACTATCGTCTGGTTTCAACAGAGGTTCAATAAAAGCTGGCTCGGACATTATTTCTTCTAAATAATATAATAAGGATATTTTTATTTTGTTTTGATTTATTGTTTTCTATTTATCAAGTATTTTACAAAAAAAAATATTTATGTGAACGCAGCATAATAAATCAATTTTACAAAAATGCAATTTGTATTTATAAATATGTGAAAATTATTTATAAAAATTATCTTTTGTCATGTATATATGGTTGATCTTTGCAAATACAAAAACATTTTTGGTTCACCACGGATAGGCCTACGTAAATATCGTATATTCGATATTGCTTTACTCGATACAGTCGTAACAATATTATGCGCATATTTGATTGCATGGTTTTTTAATTGGACTTTCTGGAAAGTTTTAGTAATAGTTTTTATATCAGGCATTTTTGTGCACCGTTTATTTTGTGTTAGAACAGGACTCGATAAGAAATTATTTCCAAATAATTAATTTTACAAAATTAAAATACCCAAATAATATAAAATGAATGCCAATTTCGATACTGACGTTCTAGAATATTCTAGAGATATAGGTGAACCAAAACCTGAGCATAAACGACGTAATCGTAAATCGAAGAAACAAAATGAAAAAGAAATTATGAACGATTACTATTCAGAATTTGCTAGAGATCGAGAACAGTCATTATCTAAACAACGTAAATTATATGAAAATATACAATATTTATCTCCACAAGAAAAATTAAAATTCGAAAACAAATTTACAATACCGAAAAATCATAGCCAAGACATCTATAATAATTTATTGAAGCAAAAAACGAAAAAAATCGTGGTCGCTACTGGTCCTGCTGGAACAGGTAAAACACTGTTTGCAACAGAATATGGTGTAAAAAACTTCTTACTGGGAGAATATGAAAAACTCATATTTACACGTCCATCAGTATCTGTAGATGAAGATCTTGGATATTTACCTGGCACTTTAGAAGAAAAGATGGCACCATGGGTTCGTCCAATATATGATATTTTGTATAATTTTATTAGCCCAAAAGAAGTAACCTATTTGATGGAAGAAAAAATAATTGAAATTTCACCATTAGGATATATGCGTGGAAGAACATTTAAAAATTGTTGGATTGTTGCAGACGAAATGCAAAATTCTTCCATATCACAAATGAAAATGTTGTTGACTCGTTTAGGTGAAAATAGTCGTCTTGTTATAACAGGGGATTTGGAACAATATGATCGTGCAAATGAATTAAATGGATTAGAAGATTTTTTACAAAAATTTCGAGGAAAACGATCTTCCAGTATTACAAGTTTTGAATTTCAACGAAGTGATATACAACGTGAAGATGTAGTTAAAGAAATTCTCGATATTTATGGTGGCGAGATACCACCCGATTATCAATCAATAAATGATAATACCGATAATACAGATTATTGAATGTATAAAATTTAGGAATATATAAAATATTTTCCACATATAAAGTATATAAATGAATTCTGTTAAAAACTTTTTAAACAAAAGCATATCTAAAAGTTCTAGTAAAAATATGAATATGAATTCAATACTATATAATCGGTTTGTTTTATATATTTTCGTATTCATGGCAGTAATTAATTTGATGTTTTTCGCCAGTATAAATGATATACGTTCTCTATTAACATTATTGATTGTTGGATTTTTAACATCATTTTTTAGTAAAAATATGATTGTTATTTTGTTTATATCATTAGTTTTTACACATATTTTAAAATATGGAACAAAAATTAATGAAGGTATGGAAAATGAATCAGAACCGATTGTAGATAATTCAGGCAATAGTATTGAAAAACAAAAAAATGATAATAAAACAAAAGAAAATTATTCTTCTGAAAAGAATAATACAGATGTTCCAACAATTGAGTCTTTACAAACTGATTTTCAGGATTTTCAAAGTCTACAAGAAAAAATATTAAAAGGTATGAAAGAAATTGATCCACTTTTAACAAAAGCAGAAAGTTTTATTGAAAAGTTTGAACGATATCAAAATAAGGGAGAAAGATTCGGAGGAGGTATCGAAGACGATGATTAACTATAATGTTTTATTTTTACAAAAAATTATTTATCTATTATATAACTAGATACATAATATTCATGAATCCATTCAAATTACTTCCTATGATAATAAAATTTATATTCACATTACCACAAAGATTTGCAAATATAATGGTAGGTCTTATAAATATATTTTTTGGAGTTGCAGTATCACTAAAAGATGTGGGTGTAGTTAGTGGTATTGTTTTTATAGATTTTTTTGTATTTATGATGTATACTTGGGAATTTGTAAGAACGTATACTATTTGTAGTGTACAGTTTGCAGGTAATATTACTAATTGTATATTTTATTATATTATAGATATAATTGTAAATTTTTTATTATTAATTTTTTTACATTTGCCTCTCTGGATTTTAAAGAATTTTACAGGATTAAATCTCTATAACGATGTAAATAAAATGTCAAAAATGTTAGAACAATTAGACCAGATTATATTTAATTATGTTGGATTTCATATAATTCATTGGCCTAAAAATGTACGCGATAAATGTTATAATTGTAAACGTTTAAAAATGGGCGTATATGCTGGAAAAATAATGAGTTTAGTTGATGATTTTACTGTTAGGATACCTGCTATTCTTATTAAAGCTGTACCATATTTACAAGGAGCTTTCGGTAATCTTATGCAAGTATTTTCATCTGATCCTAAACCTCCAAAATTTCCAAAATTTCCAAAATTTTAATAGCGAAACTAAATTTATTTTGATAATATATATAAATATTATCAAAATGGGTAAAAAATGTATTCCTGGTTTATTTTGTATTGAAAATATGACTCTATTTTTGTTGATTGTTATAGTAATTTTATTGATATATGTCTGGTATACACAAATAGTAAAACCTATTAGAAATCTAGAAAAAGAGCAATCAAAAATAATAGTAGTAAATACACCTAATACAAATCATTTAGCATCTATTTCTACCCGTAATAATCCTATGAATGATCCATATGCTCCACCATTGAAAAATGATGGTATTTATTATCCAACTAATTCAGGTGATATTCGTGGAATCCCATTGAAAGTGCCTATTAATATTGAAACACGTGGAATGAATATGGAATATCAACAAGTCGGTATTTTAACACGAACACATAATAGTAATGATATGATTTTACCTTTAATGGGTAGACGAAATTTAGCAGGTAGAGATAAATGGCAATATTATACTATTTCAAATACTGGTAATTTAAATACGAAATTACCTATTAGTGTGAATGGTAAAAGTTGTACAAATGAATACGGATGTGATCAAGTATATAATGGAGACATAGTATATGTAGAAGGTTATAAAGATACATTCATTGCTACTATATATGAAAATAATTTATTTCGATATTTACCTTATTAGATAATTTAGTATATTTATAAAAACTATATATTCGTATAATATAAGAATATATATGTCATTTTTTAAACAATCTATATATAAAACTATTAATTCTGATAATATAACAGTTGTTCTACCAAATAACAAAGACATTTTTAAAACTGATATTATAAAAAAAAAGATTGATAATAAAATAAAAAATTATTACGAAATAACATACAATACTAATGCTGATAATTTTACATTTGATAATAAAAACTATAAAGCAACAAAAATATATATTTATAGTCTTTTACATAATAATATTGAAAATTTGACTACTGATCCTGAAACAGACATTATTGGTGAATTAGTTATAGAATATAGTTTTAATAATTCTATTATTTATACATGTTATTTATTGAAAAAAAATATTAATACAAATGCAACCGCAATTAAGACAGAAGAACCAGATAAAATAGATGATATTATAAATTATATATATATATGTGATGGTAATAATTGTGCTATCAAATTAACAAGTGTAAAACTTAATACTATATTATCTCCTTCTACAGCTATAAATAATAAATTTATTTATTATAAAGATAATAATGACAAGAATATAATCGTGTTTTTAACTCCTATAGATATTACTTACGAAGAAAATAGTATTTTTTTATCCAATTTATCAAAAAGTAGTACTTTATTTGATATAAAGCCTGTATCTATTCCACCTGCGACTTCTAGTTCTAGTTCTAGTTCTAACTTTATTAGTGATGAAGCTCTTGAATGTGAATTAGTAGGAGTTGGTACTGAAAAAACACCAATAGATCAATTATCTATGAACCTATTGACTAATGAATTAAATCGAAATATAGATTTAATGAAAATTGGTATTTATTTTTTCAGTTTAGTAGTATTAATAATGATTACATATAGTATTGTTCCTTATTTATTCAACATCATAATTAACTTTAATACTAAAGACAGTAAAGCGCCAGATAATAATAGAATGAGTGGTATTTTTATAATAACTACAATATTTATTATTTTGTTTTGCTTCTTATTATTTCATTTAGGATTCAAAAAAAATAATATTTCTATTATTTTTGTAGGGTTTATTGTAGCACTTTTATACATATTATCAATTCTTGTAATAATTACAAAGTATCAAACCTTTTCCTTTTCTTTCAATTATAGTGCATTAGAAACATTAATTTGTGAGTGTGTAAAATTTACATTATCAAATATCATACCAAAATATATAGGTTTGTTTGTAGTTACTATTACATTGATAGCCATTGTTCTTGCTATTCAAAAGAAAAATTTGAAAAAAACATATGGAGATACTGTTGCTGTATGGTCTATAATTTTAATTCCAATCACTATTATTATTTCAATAATAAGTTATTCTCCTAAAAATTCTAATGATTCATCATGTACTAAAAAATAAATAAAATATATTTTTTATATTATAAAAAATATATATCGATATTATTTTATACTAAAGATGCAGATCCAACATTTTCAGCTACTGGTTTAAATGTACTTGGTGTATAAATACTCATATCACTTTTTCCAATTGGCGCCATCTTTTCTACTATTTCTTCCTCTAATGTTTCTTTTTTTGGTGGATTCATACTTGCCATTTCTACATCTTTCATCAATTGTGATGGTGTATGTTGAATTATTGCAGTATTTCCACTAATATTAGAACTACGTCTCAATAATTCATATGCAACAAATACAAAAATAACACCTAATATTGGATTAGTATAGAAGAATAAGAATATTGTTACTAAAAATAATAACACCATACCCAAAGAAGATTCTATAAATCCTGCTAAAAATGATGGTGTTGATATTGGAAATACAACATAAATAATAAAACAACCCAATAATATCAATTCTAAATTAGTAAATGATTTCAATATTTTTGGAATTTCCATTTAAATATAATATATTATTATATTTTTTCCACCTTGAATTTATAATTTGAAAAATTGAAACATCCTAAATACTAATAACAATATATAAATACAATGAAACGTAATATACCTTTCTATATTAAAAAAAATAAACAAAAACATGCACAACATCCACCTGAACAAACAAAATTCATTTTGACTGATGAATACAAAACTAATATTCGAAATAATTCTTACTTAGGAAAAAAAGGTTATACAATTCCAAAATCGATCCTAGACAAAACAGATGAAGATGAAATACGTAAAGAATTATTTGTTAAACCTATATTATTCGGTCCTACACAAGTCGATATGACTGCATTTCCCGTTTTTCGCGAAAATGCCAATAAATACTATTTACCACGTTTTTACGGTATTCAACGGTATGGTCTTCCTTCAACCTCTGAAATACAGAAGGGCGATGATATTTCGATTGAATTTGTTAAACCATTACGTGATTATCAAAATGATATTATCGATGTTTATATGAAACATGTTTCAGTCGACTCGATAAATGGTAATGGCGGCATCTTGGAAGTGCCATGTGGACGAGGTAAAACTGTGATGGGTTTGAAAATAATATCACTTTTGAAAAAAAAGACACTTATATTGGTACATAAAGAATTCTTAATGAACCAATGGATTGAACGTATCACTGAATTTCTACCCGATGCAAAAGTCGGTAAAATTCAGGCACAAACATTCGATATAGAAGGCCGTGATATTGTCATCGGAATGATACAAACCCTCTATGACAAAGAATATCCAGCAAATACGTTTGATAGTTTTGGATTAACAATCATAGATGAGGTTCATCGTATAGGTAGTGAACAATTTTCGAGAACACTTTTTAAGACGATAACGCCATACATGTTGGGTATTTCTGCCACGGTCGAACGTAAAGACAAATTAACACGCGTTTTGTATATGTTTATCGGTGAAAAAATATATAGTGAAAAACGTGACAGTGACGACCTAGTATGTGTTCGCGGAATTGAATATAAAACAAACGATTCTAGTTTCAACGAGATTGAATTAGATTTTCGCGGTAATCCAAAATATAGTACAATGATTTCCAAACTATGTGAATATGGACCAAGGAGCGATTTCATTGTTCGCGTAATCGGTGACTTATTGAAGGAATCGGAAAATCAAATCATGATCTTATGCCATAATCGATCTCTTTTGACTTATTTGTTTGATGCTATTAACCACCGTAATCTGGCTTCTGTTGGTTATTATGTAGGTGGTATGAAACAATCCAGTCTCCAGGAAACCGAAGAAAAACAAATAGTTTTGGCTACCTATGCAATGGCTGCGGAAGCGCTTGATATAAAAACATTGGCGACATTGGTAATGGTAACACCCAAGACTGATATTACACAATCGGTTGGGAGAATTTTACGTATAAAGCATGAAAATCCGATTATTGTTGATATTATTGATAGTCATGATATTTTTCAAAATCAATGGACACAACGTAAGCGATTTTATAAAAAATGTAATTATCGAATCCGACAAATCGAGTCACCTAAATATCTGGGTATGGATATTGATTGGGAAACTGACCAAACATGGAAACGCATATTTGAACCAAAGAATTCTATTAATACAAAAAAAGATGAAAATAGTGGTTCAGAAGATGATAATAATAATAACAAACTGATAAATGCAAAATGTTTGATTGATACCAGTATGTTTACAAATATATAAACTGAATATTTACAACAAAAACAACTTTTTTATACAATTACTTAGTATTTGATAACCTATTTCAGATAGATGTTTTTTATCTTCTAAAAGGAGTTTTTTAGAAATAAGTTGACGATTGAAATTATAAACAAAAAAATTTTGTGTTTTAACAGCATATTCTCTTAGTTTTTTATTAATAAAGTCTATTTTATTCAACTGTTCAGTTGTTATATCTTGACTTTTGAAAATAGATATATAAAATATTTTTGCTTTTTTGAAATCAAATTGTAGCGAAGCGATAAACTCAATTATATTTTTTACAATATCATTTTCATTTTTATTTTGTGTAATATCATTAGAACCTACATACAAAATGATGTTTTGGATTTTTTGATTTTTGTATTTATCAGTAAATAAAACGGAGTATTTTTTATTGAGATCACTGCTTTTCAATCCCGAAATACCTAAATTTATGTTTTGTTGATTTGGAAAAAAATGTGATGTATTCCATTTTGATATTATACTACTTCCTAAAAAAAGATTTGTTTTTTCCATTTTGTTTATATAACTTGGTATATTTTTATTGGTTTTACATAAAATATTTATGTTTTGTATATTTTATGAAAAATATTTATTTTTTAAAAACACCAAATATTCCTTTTAACATGTTCTTCATGGTTTTTTTACCACGCTTATTAGATGTCTTTTTTGATGATTTTCTTGAGGTCTTTCTTGATCTCTTCTTTTTACCGCCTTTTAATTCAGAAAATGCTAAAGCACCTCCTTGTTGTTGTTGCTGTTGTTGTTGCTGTTTCTGTTGCTTACCACCCTTTAATTCAGAAAATGCTAAAGCACCTCCTTGTTGTTGTTGCTGTTGTTGTTGCTGTTTCTGTTGCTTACCACCCTTTAATTCAGAAAATGCTAAAGCACCTCCTTGTTGCTGTTGTTTTTTACCACCTTTACTTGCATAATTTCCAGGAATAAATCCTGCCGCACTACCTGCATTTTGAGGCAATACGTTTCCTCCATTGAATTTAGTAAAAGTCGATCCATTTCCTGCTGTTGAAGCCATTCTATATATTATATATACAAAATAATATTTATTTAAATTAAATAATTTTACACAAATTAGTTGTTTCAAAATTCGAAAAATAAAGTTGGGTCAATTTTTATTTTTGGACATTTTTAAAAATGTCCATTTTTGAAAAGTGGCCTTGGACTTTTTCAAAAAAAGTGATTTTACTCGATGATGCTGTTAAAAGAGTTTTTTTCCGAAAAAAATGGCTGCATAACTTTTACATAGTTTTACGTAGGAAAATTATATGGCTGTTTTTCGTTAGCCATTTAGACTAACGATTTCAAGCAAAAAAAAAGCAAAACAGCCATTTTAAAAATTTGATTTTAATAAAAAAATATATTATTATATATCGTAATAAAATATATATATATATATTATATTATAATACCATATAGTCTTATACTAATGGAGGCTAATTGTAAATATTTTTGTAAAATATGTAATTTTTCTACAAACAAAAAGGGGAATTGGAATAGTCATATAGTTACACAAAAGCATTTGTCAAATAAAAATGAAAAAATGTATATATGTAAGTGTGGTCTTCAATATAAACACATGTCGAGTTTATGTAAACATAAAAAAAAATGTAATAACAATGCTAATATAGAGTACAATGATAGTAGTGATAGTGATAGTGATATCAATATCGACGATAATGATATTGATAAAAAACCAATAAATACTGATCTAATTATGGAATTTTTACAACAAAGTAAAGATATGCAAAAACTATTAATAGAACAAAATCGAGAACTTCAAAATACTGTCGTAGAATTATCCAAAAAACAAACAGTCACAAATAATTATCAGCAAAATAATATAACTAATAATAATTTCAATTTGAATTTATTTTTGAATGAACAATGTAAAGATGCAATCAATATAACCGATTTCATTGAATCCATACAATTGACGGTTAGTGATTTGGAAGCTACTGGGCGTTTAGGATATGTTCCGGGTATATCACGAATACTCGTGAATAAACTAAAAGAATTGGATGTTTATACCCGACCACTACATTGTACAGATTTAAAACGTGAAACAGTATATGTAAAAAATAATAATTCATGGGAAAAAGAAAGTTCTCAAAAAAATAAAATGAGACATGTAATAAAACGAATTGCAAAAAAAAATCTACAACAATTACCTGCATGGCAAGCACAAAATCCTGATTTTATAAAATTAGACACTCAAGAAAATAATGATTATTTGAAGATTTCATTGAATTCATTGGGATCATGTGATCCAGAAAACGAAGAGAAGGATATGAATAAAATCATGAGAAATGTTCTCAAAGAAGTTATTATTGAAAAGTGAAAATGTAATAAATATTTATTATATATAAATATTTATGAAATTCATTTGATTTTTTTTTTATTTTTTTGTTGTAAACACTATATAAGTGATCATTTAATCTGTTTTCTTCTTCTAATCTGGATATTTCTAAATTAAGTCTATCATTATACTCATCAAATAATCTTTGTTTTTCCTCAGTATCGAAAACCGATTGATGGTTTTCTTCGTGAAATACAGTTCGCTCTATGTTTGGATATTTGTTTTTAAATATTTCACTATTTAATTTATCAATATTATTTTGAATATCTTTAAATTTGTTGTAAAATTCTTTATATTTTTTGCTATATTCTTTTTCTAATTGTTTTTTTTTATTTTCATTTATTTTGGTAGATTGCCATATTTTTATTAAAAAATCAGTTTCTTCAATTTCTGCTTTTAAATTAATTATATCAGTTTCTAATTGTTTATTTTCAAGTTCTAAATTAATCATTAAATTTCTTAATTTTTCACTTTCACTTTCAATTAAATAGTTATCTGAATCATATAGATCTTCAACATAGTCTCCATAAAGATTATCATTATCATTAATTAAATCTGAAAGTTCTTCTATTTTTTCTCTATTTTTTTTTGTTTTTAATTCCAATTCATTTATTCTGTTTATTTCTTTTTTGTATTGTTTATTTGTATTCAATAGATTTAAAAATTCAGGATTTTCACTATAACTAATTTTAGATAATATAGGAATTACATCATTCATTGTTTTTTTTGTTTTATTATTAGATGATTTTGTTGATTTTGTTGATTTTGTTGATTTTGTTGATTTTGTTGATTTTGTTGATTTTGTTGATTTTGTTGATTTTGTTGATTTTGTTGATTTTGTTGATTTTGTTGAAGAATTAGGAGTTTCACTAGAAGGTATTCTATTTACCTTTTTATTAAATGTAGACATCTATATATTATAAGTAAACTTTATTTCTAAATAAAATTTAATAATAGTCACGAACTAGTTTATTCAAATGCACTACTTTTGTATATTTGTCTACTACTTTTACTGGTGTCCAACGCTTGAAACGATGATTAAAAACACATTCCATTAAGACAACTTTATTAATGTCTACATATTTATCTTCATTCATGTTTTGGAAATCATCTTCATCATCACTTTCCTCAATATAATCTAGGTTCTTATTTTCACGAATATTTCGAAATAATCCATTCAACAATACACTGGATTTATAATTAGGAACATAGGCAACATTATAATAAACCGGTATATTATTTTTACCATAAGCAAATAAATGATATATATCGAATTGAATATCAGCAGTTACTTGAAAAACCGCTGGATATTTATATTGTGGTTTATTGAAATCCATATTGATGCGTATTGTTTCAAATTTATGTGTAGACGCTTTTATGGTTTTCAAATTTGTAGCGGGTTGTATTAATTTACGCGTTAATAAAACATTCAAATATGGTTTTATACAATTGGTTGTACGATATTGTATATGATGGGCAGTGTATCCTATATTTTTGGCGATTTCATCTGGTAGTTGCAGTGGAAGCTCATTATCGATCGTTACTTTCCAGATAATAGGTAATATAAATACAAAATCATTACCATTAATACTGTTGTTTGTTGTAATTTTCATAAAATCATTCATAAACCAAAATTTTTCATTTAATAATGTTTTTTTCATGGATATTCCCTTATAATACATAATATCTTCTATGACAAACCATTGTTTTTTTGTGTTTTCGTCTAATATAATACTACCATATAATATAGTACCCATCGTTAATTGGGTACTGAAATCAATGGGATGATCGAGTTGTATAGTTTTCGATATTTTTTTTTCTTTGTTTAATTCCATATAATAACAAACATCAATATCACCCTGGAAAGTAAACCATACATATGCTTTTTTTCCAGTAGGTATTGCAAATGCAATATTGTATTCATTGGAAACTTTATTATGTGATATAGTTTCATAAGAAAGTTCAAAATCGGGTAATCTTTTTAATAAATGTGATTGTTGTAACTGTGTTAGCTCCATTTTTAATATAACAAGTTTTATTTTTAAATGATTTCAATAAATATATTTATAAATCGTTCAATATGAAGTCACTAAGTTCATTATTCATGCGTTCAATTTCTTGTTTTGGTATTTGATCTGGTATTGATTTTAAAGTGTTTATATTGGTATTTTGAGAACATTGTATTTCATCCAGCATTTTTTTGTATTTTTTTATCTGTGTATTTACTAAATCTTTTGTTTTTCTTTTACTATATGTATCTTTCAAAATATTCCATGAAAAATGACACCCATGAATAATAATAATACTAAAACAAATATTTATTATGATTAAAAAAATAAAATTAGAGAACATTTATCTATACAACAATAATATATTGATTTTAATAACTTTTTACGTAGAAATATATATTTGATATATATGTTTTTTCAACTAGTGGTGACAAATTTGATTGTAATATGAAAAGTGTTTATAATTTATACTCACCAACTTTTATGATGTCCTGATAGAGTAATTTATATTCTTCACTCAAATTATTTAATTTGGAAAGTTTCATTAATTTTTCTAATACTGTTCCATTCGAGTAAATATCACAGTTCAATATTTTGTGTAATTCTTCTGTACTCATTATATAGTTATATAATTTATTTTTATCTTCAAATTCAGGATACCTAATATGACTTTTCAATGGATATAAAAACGGTTTCAATATTTCAATTGAGTAATTCGATATTATTAGATTCATCTTACATTCAGCTTCTTGCAATAAATAGTTCAAACAACTATTTCGTAGCAAATGAAAATTATCATGATGATGATGATACCATACTAAAGAATAACCTAAATAAAGATTCGATAAAATATCCGCCATATTTCCAGATATCATTTGCTTTTGTTTTATTTTTCCACCTAATAAGGCAACAAAATTAGAAAGAACACTAAATTTTGCAGTTGCAAGTTCTAAACGAATTAGTGGGTCACCATTATTGAATGAACGATTTATTGGATTCGCTATGTATAAATAATTTCCTATTATATTTTTTAATAGACCATTAAAATTATGTTTAAATTCATTGATATTGTTATCTTGTATGGTTTGAAAAATAGGAAAAATATATGGATGGCTTTTATTCAATCCCTGACCAAATATTATCAATCCTCGTGTCAATGTGTTTGAACCTTCTACTGTTATACCTACAGGTGAAGCATTATAAAATTTGGTAAAGAAATTGTTTTCACCTGTACATATTCCACTTCCTGAATAAATATCCATACCATGATTTAATATATTTCTAGCACGTTCTGTAGTTTGCTGTTTCATAATAGCAGTTATTACTGAAGGTGTAGATCCATTATCTAAAATATGGTTTGTTAATTTTACAGAAGTATGAATTATCCATGTATTCATGTACATATCTATAAATTTTTCTCTTACTGCTTCCATATTACCAATATTCATATTAAATTGTTTCCTAGCATTGATATAATAGTGTATGGATTCTGTGATAAATTTTGAAGAACCATTTGCTGTTGCTGGTAAACTTACTCCTCTCCCTACAGCTAAACACTCCATTAACATCTTCCATCCATCGCCGATTTTATCCTTACCACCAATAACCTGTTCAGGATCTATGAAAATCGTGCCTTTTATTGTTCCGTTTGGAAATCCAGCATTGTTAGGATTATGGTATGTTTGTAATAATAAACCTGGTTGTGAGTTTTCAACTAAGCAAAGTGTTATTCCTTGCTTGCCATTTCCAAGTAAATTACTTGGGTCATTCAATTTGAATGCAATTCCTACTAAATTTGATATTGGTGCTAATGTAATATAACGTTTATTCAGTGTTATTTTTATTTTTATTTTGTCATTTACCTTTTCTACTATGCCTTCATCTATATCTCCTACAGCATCACTACCGTTATTCGGACCAGTTAAACCAAAACAAGGAATAAATTCTCCTGTTGAGAGCTTTGGCAAAAAGTAATTTTTTTGCTCTTCTGTACCATAATGTTGTAATAATTCAGCAGGACCTAATGAATTAGGTACCATAGTTGCAACACCCAGTGATGGATTATAAGATGAAATCTTAGATAAGAGTTGAGATTGTAATTCAATAGGCATTCGATTTCCACCATATTTATGATCAATTATCATGCTTAAAAATCCTCGTTTTCCAACCTCTTTCATAATATTATTTATGTTTTTACTTGGATAAATATTATCTTCACCTGTAATTTTTAATAATGAATTTATGTCTTCCTCTGTTTTTTTGGATAAAGTCTCTTTTTTTATGGGTGAAAAAAGATGCACATAGTTCATTTTTCCCTCAAATATGTACCGATCTATGCTTGTTCCACCGGATTTCAATGCAATAATTTCGGTTTCTGATATTTTTGGTATTATTTTTTTGATACGCTGGAATATGTATTTGTACATTATATATATGAGATTAGATATAAAAAATGGTGTTTCAACGTAATACTAAATAACTTTACTAATAGATTACAATAAGATACAATTGAAAAAAATAATATAATATTGTAATACTACTAATAATAATTTCATATTGGGATGAAAATGAAAATGAAAATAAAAACAAAAATGAAAATGAAAAAAACATTATCAAAACATATATAAAAATATCGTCACATACACTTATATATGTCAGTAACTGTATTAATCGTAGAAAAGTCAGGTAACATCAAGGAACAAAATATTAAATTTGACGAGAACGAACTATATAAAAAAGCGGGACATTCATCACAAACTGGATTCAAATGTTATGCAGAATGGAATATTGAAAATTTAAATGATAAATCATATAATATTTCTGTATACGGAAAAACAAATGGGCGCGCAAATAGTGAGAACAAATATGAATTTCCTCCACCTATTGATAATACTTTGTTTTTTGGTAATTGTGTTATTGTAAACAAACATAATAATGTCCCTGTATCAATTACATCGGATGATTGGGATGATATATACGAATATTTGTATGGTGGGTTTGAGGATTTGGGAGATGAAGATAGCGAAGAAGACGAAGAAGACGAAGAAGGAATACCATTAACAAAGCAAGGATATGCAAAAGATGGATTTATAGTAGATGATGATGAAGAGGAAGAAGAAGATGATGAATATGAAGACGAAGACGACGACGAAATATCTGTAAAAAAATCAAAAAGCAAATCAAAATCAAAAAAAATTACGACAAAAAAAACTTCTAAAAAACCTGAAAATGTTTTTAAAATTGTACAGGAACAAGAATGTAATTATTTAGATTGTACTAGTGAATTAGAAGAAGAAGAATATGTTTAGATCGCCGAAGATTTCAAAAAATTGATTCATATAAAAATATTTTATATGAATTACATAAAGCCTTTTTGATATATATATATCATTATGTACTCAATCAAAAATCCAGATACTTTCAGAGAAAACGTTCGCGCTAAGTTACATCCAATAATCGATGATGATACATTATGTATCAATACTGAAAAAGGTATTTATAATTATGCAATAAAAGAATCAACAAATAGAAAAATCATAAAAAAATGGGATAATCCATATTTTGCACAGATCTATGTTGATCGTTTACGTAGTATTTATTTGAATTTGAAAAATCCGGATTTGTTGATACAATTGAAAAATGGTGATATAAAACCCCAAAATTTGGCATTTATGACACATCAAGAAATGAATACAGAACATTGGCGTAAATATATTGAAAGAAAAATAAAACGTGATTCTAGTAAATTTCAAAATAATTTACAAGCTACTACAGATATGTTTACATGTAAAAAATGCAAAAGTAAACGTTGTAGTCACTATGAATTACAAACCCGTTCAGCTGATGAACCTGCAACGATTTTTATTACATGTTTGGATTGTGGTAAAAATTGGAAAATGTAAACATTTATTTATATATATTATTATTTTTTTGTTTATTTTCTTGATTTTCTTGATGAATTTTGTTTATTTTGTCTATTTTTGAATTGTATAATTTTTATATAAAATATTTTTAATAATCTAATTTTTAATTTATTACTTTCATTATTTATAGTTAATTGATCTGATTGTAAATGATCTAAATATCTTTGTGGATCATTGAAAACATTTTCTAATTTATTATGATGTTTCAATATACCATATATTGATAATATTTTGTCTCTTACAAATGTTTTAAAATCTAATTCTTCTGGTGAGTTACTGTTTATTAAATGATTATCTAAATCATTATTTAAAAAAGTATAAAATTCATCCAAATGAGTACCGCCAATAATAAATGTTCTACTTTGACTATTTTTTTTATACGATTTCGATTTTGACTTTGATTTTGTTTTTGATTTTGACGAATTGTAATTTGATTTTTCAAATTCTGAAAGTATTTTTTCATAATCGAATTTTGGATCTAATTCTTTTAAAATAAATTCATTTGTGATTTTTTCTTCTGACATAAAAAATATATAATATAATGATATTTTTTTATAAAATTTCTAAATCACTGAACTTCCAATATTCCGATGCACCTGAAGGAATAGGTCGTTGTATTATAAAAGGAATAGCTTTAGCTTCATATTCTTTTAATGCAATCAAATAACCATCAATCATATTTGGTTCAATTTCTACTAACGGTTCTGCCCCCGCATCTATTTGTTTTGCTCGTTCACCAATTATACGGGCTCTTTCATATTTTGTAATAAAAGGCAATGTTTTATGTAGCGGATCGATTATATTTCCATTTTCGTCACGTACTATTCTTGATAATATTTCGATTTCATCATAATTATGTGCCTGTAATTCAGGGTGAAATTCAGAAATAATTTTTTGTTTGATATCGGTGTCAAATTTTTGTAAATAATTTTCATCATCATCAGATTCATCATCGTCGTCTTCTTCGCTAAAGTTATTGAATTCACCAAACGGTCTATTTGTATCTAGAATTTCATTTGCATCTCCAACAATACTACTACTTTCACTTTCTAAATCTTCATTTTCGTCGTTTTCATTATCATTATCATCGCTTTCGACATAGTCATCATCATCTTCATTAAATATAACTTTTGTATTTTTTATATCTATAGGATTTTTTTGTTTTTCCGGTTCAGAATCAGTTTCACTGACAACGCTTTCGATATCATTGAAATCTTCGTCCATGTTTTGTATTATTGTAATAAAATAGAATGCGATATTTCTAAATCATTAAAAAACATTTTATATTCAATTTTTTTATTTATATTTATATTTTTTGTTTATTCTTTTTCATTTGTTTTCCATGTAGTATCACAATCTGAACATATATATAAATATTTCAAATTATCATCGTCATACCTTAAATAAATAATTTCAGGAGTTGTATTATTTTTATTAGTTTTACATTCTGTATTCGGACATTTCATATTATAAATACGTGGTAATGTAGGATCTAATTTGGTGTATTTATTAACAATATGGTTAAATTTTTGTTCTCCACGTTTGAATTGTGTATTTAATACACAAACTCCTTCTTCAGTGATAGTTTCATCTCGATATTTACAGTGGCGACAATAGTATGTTAATTTATTTGAATCATTCGCATCAATGCCAATATAGTACATATTGTTACAATTCTTACAGAATTTCATTTTATATATATATTGATAGTTTTTTAATATATTTATAACGATTTCAATTTTTTCAAAAAAATAAAAAATTGAAAAATAAAAATGTAATAAAAATATCACAAATATATATCCAAAGAGCAATGGAACAAACCTCTTCCAGTGCTTTATTAACCCAATCTATTATACCAACTGTAAGCAGTTATCGTGATATAAATGACTTTTTATCAAAACATCAAATACAAAAAGGTTCAGATAAAGAAATAACAAATACTAGAATCCCTGATACAAAAAGCGGCATTTATGGAGGTAGTTATCATATTCCAGAATCAGAATATTCTACATTCTTGAAATTATATTATCGCGATGTTATAAAAACAAAAAAAAAGGAATATTTGACAGAAAAAAATTTGGACGAGAAAGGTCCTATATTAGTAGATTTAGATTTTCGACATGAATATGAAGTGGATGAACGACAATATACAAAAGATCATATAGATGATTTGATTGTTGGATATTTAGCAGAAATAAAAAACATGTATGAACTTGACGAAGATACCAAATTTCCCATATTTGTATTTGAAAAGCCTACTGTAAATCGTATAGAAAGTGAAAATAAAACAAAAGACGGTATTCATCTTGTAATTGGTATCCAGGCAGATCATATTACGCAGCAACTCTTACGACAAAAAATGTTAGTTCGAGCACAAGAAATGTGGTCTGATTTTCCAAAAACGAATACTTGGGAGGATGTTTTTGATATAAGAATTAGTAAAGGAACTAGTAATTGGCAATTGTATGGTTCAAGAAAACCCAATTATGATCGATATAGTCTTACACATGTATATCAAATAGAATACAATGAAGATAGTCAAGATTTAGAATATGATGAAATACCAATAAACAGTTTCAAATTGGAAGAAAATTTCGAAAAATTATCGGCAAGATATTCGGAACATCTTTCATTGATTATGAAGAATGAATTCATATCAAGATACGAACAATTTAAAGCGACAAATACAAATACTTTTATTAATACAAATCAAAACCAAACTAGACAAATAACAACAATACCTAATATTTTTCAAAACTTAGTATTGGACGTATCCGCTATAGCCAGAATTTCAAATAAAGATGAATTAACATATGCATTGAACCAGTTTTTAGATAGTGTATCAGATAATCATTTAGAATATGATTTGAAAGCAACATATGAAATCGTCAATATTTTACCACCGAGTTATTATGAAGATGGTAGTTATGATAAATGGATTCGTGTAGGATGGGCATTAAAAAATACAAATCCAAAATTATTGATAGTATGGATTGCATTCAGTGCAAAGGCCAAAAATTTTCAATATAGTAGTATTCGCGATTTATGTGATAATTGGAATAGTTGGGATATAAGAAAACAAGGTGGTTTAACAAAATTATCACTAATTCATTGGGCAAAAACCGATGCAAAGGAAGAATATGAGATAGTTCGCCGTAAAACTATTGATTATTATGTAGAAAAAACTATAAAATCATCTTCTACCAAAAAAATTAGTGATAAAACCGGTTGTGGTGACTGGGATTTAGCAAATGTATTATATCAATTATATAAAGGTGAATATGTGTGTGTAAGTATAAAAGCAAATATATGGTATAAATATAAAGATAATCGTTGGATTGAAATTGATTCTGGTACTACACTTCGTAAATCTATATCTGTTCAATTACGTGAATTATATAATCAAAAATCGTTTGGATTTATGCGTACAGTAACTACAGAAGATGGAGGTGAAGATACACAATCAATTAGTGAAAGTGGTCAAACAACTAAACCTGAAGATAGTGCAACCGCTCGTTCTATTCGAATTTTAAATATTTGTCAACGTTTATCCAGTACTAGTGATAAAAAAAATATAATGACAGAAGCTAAGGAATTATTTTATGATGAATCGTTTTTGGAAAAATTAGATACAAATCCATATTTATTATGTTTCAAAAATGGGGTAATCGATTTCAAAGAAAAGATTTTTCGTAAAGGTCAACCAGAGGATAATATTTCATTATCAACGGGTATTGATTATATTAAAATAGATCCAGTAAAAGATAAAAAAATTATAGATGAAATTAACGAGTTCATGAATCAGTTATTTCCAGAAAAGGAATTATGTAGGTATATGTGGGAACATTTGGCATCCGCATTATGTGGTACTTCTGCAAATCAGACATTCAATATGTATATCGGTATTGGTTCGAATGGTAAATCAGTATTAGTAGAATTAATGTCAAGAGTATTAGGTAATTATATTGGTGATGTACCTCCTACTTTGATAACAGATAATAGAGGAAAGATAGGTGGTTTAGCTCCAGAAATTGTACAATTGAAGGGTAAGCGATATGCTGTTATGCAAGAATCGCGTAAAACTGATGTAATTAATGAAGGTATGATGAAACAATTGACTAGTGGTAAAGATCCTATACAAGCTCGTGCACCATATATGCCTCAAACAATTTCATTTATTCCTCAATTCAAATTAGTTCTTGCTTGTAATTCACTAATGGGTGTAAAAGCAAATGATCATGGCACATGGAGACGTATTCGTGCAGTTCCATTTAAAGCGTTTTTCACAGAAAATCCAGTAGAAGGTGATAAAGATAAACCATATCAATATAAATTAGTCAAAAATATAGAAGAAAAATTTGATGAATGGAAGGAAGTATTTGCGTCTATGTTAGTTGATGTAATGTTTGAAACCAATGGTATAGTAAAGGATTGTGAAATTGTCATGGCAAAAAGTAATGAATATAGACAAAGTCAAGATTATATATATGAATTTGTTAATGATACCGTTTTACGAGATGCAAATGGTCGTATTAAGAAGTCGGATTTAAGTAATGAATTTTCAGCATGGTATATGGCAAATTATGGTAGTCGTTGTCCACCTCCAAAAGAATTACATGAATTTATGGATAAAGAATATGGTCACCAACGAAATCAAATGTGGTATGGTGTGAAAATTAATTATCATAGAAATGATGATAATGATAATAACGATAACGATAATAATGATGATGAAAATGATATTGATGCAGATGATTTAGTATAAATACAATAAAAATATAAATTTTTTTTTACACTTTTGTATTCTAAACAAAAGTGTAATTATTCGGTTGTAGTAAGATCTGTAGTATTATTTAAAACCACTTTATTACTATAAGACAGATTATTATATACATTACCATACATAAATGAATATACGAACAACCATATGTTATATATAATCATTTCTATAGTATAAACAATTAATGGAAATACAAATAAAATAATAATTATAATTATTTTATAATATATACTCCATTCTGGTGTATTAAAAAATAATTTAAAAACAACTACCAAAACTAAAATATAATACAAATAAAATAATATATTACTAAAAAGTGTTAGTTTATCTATATAATTTGAATAAAATTCAAATTTGTTATTATGTCGTGTAAATTGATCATTAATATATTGTTGTCTTTGTAAAAGAATAGAATTTTGATCAATTATATATTTATATTGTTTATAAAAACTATCTGAAGTGTTCTTTTCTTCTGCTTGTTTTTTTATTTCTAAATCTTGAGTATAATATGGTTTAGGATCGTAAATAATTACAGACACATCACTTCCATTAGCCCCGTCAGATCCGCTAGTCGCACCAGTCCCACTCGAAACACCACTCCCACTACCCCCACTTGAGATACCGGATACACCAGCCCCATCAGAAATACCTGAGTCAGCAGTACCGGAATAAGGACATTCAAAGTTTTCTATAGTTTTTGTTGGCTTATAACCAGTAGGTTCAATAGCACTAACATTATTATTTAAAATGTTATTCATATTATCTTTACGAATAATTAAATCGGTATATTTACTACTCAAATCTTTTACTTCTACTGTTTTGGTTCTTATTGTTCTCGCATAATATTTTTTAGTATTATCAAAATTACGTTCAAGTCTTTTTTTGTCAACATTATATATTTTATTATTTGCTTTTTCTCTATTCAATTTATTTTCTAAATCAACACGTATTTTAGTTAAAATTGCATTAATAGCTAATGCAGGTAAAAAAAAAGCCATTAAATTATATTATCTAGAATAACACTATATTTTAATTTAATGAATATTTTCAATTGTAAATATAGAAAATGTGTATAAATATAGAAAATATATAATATTATAAAATAAGGTTTCTATCATATAAATAATATATGGGTATAGTAACATTATTAAACAAAAAATAATTTTTAATAAGACAGAATAGTTTGTTTTAAAAATAATTATAAATAAAAAAATAAGAAATAAAAAATAGAAAAGTATGAAAAATAAAGTATTAATGTTTTCAATTTCATTATATTGTTCTAATGAATATGTATATTTTTGATTATTTTTATCTATGTGTTTAATTAATTCTAAATTATTTTTTTCGATTAAATTGTTCTCTGATTTTATTAAATTATAAATATTTTTTTTTGTATTTATATCAACTAATTTAAAATTCAAAGTATCTTTTTGTAATTCATCATTGTATTTAGATATTTCTGACATACGTAAATTAGTGGCAGCAGCATTTTCGCTCATTTTTAAAAATTTATCATAATTCCTATCTATTTCATCAGTGTAATAATTTATATCTCGATTTAAACCTCTTACAATAGGTCTTTTTGTATTTTCTACGTATCTAATATTATTATTTAAATTATTTATATCAGATTTTAATTTTGAATTATCACTCTCATATCTAGAAAGATCTTTTTTAATAGCGAAAATCCTAGTATTTTCACTAGCATCTTGCGCTTGCTTAGCTGCAAAATTTTTTACTGACCTAAAAAAATTTCTTATTCCCATAATATAATTATTAAAATAGTTATATTATAGATATATATTTTTCAAAAAATATTTAAATTTATTTTATGAATGTATATTCGCTGATTTCAGTTGCATAATTTGATGATGCACCACCGCTGTTATTCATAATCGTAAACCCATCTCTTTTACATAAAGAATTACCAGAATCCCATTTTGTTCCTTCACTACAACATTTATCTCCTACACATCCTGTTATATTAATTGAACCCAATAAATCACCACTTCTTAATGCATTTTTTTGTTGTTCTTGTATTTGATTTGCAGATGGTGGTATATTAGGTGGTCCATATTTAAGTTTATTGAAATCCATATTATCTCTATTAGAATAATCTAAATAAAAAAAATATAAAATAAATACTAATAATACACCTAATATAAAATAAATTACATCAAATAAGGTTTCTGGAATAGTAGTTAAATATTTACTAGCTACATTAATAATTATATATATTATTAAAAAAATTACTATTATTACTACTACTCTAGTATAGTATAAATATCTTTGACGATAACTTTCATTTAATTGTACCATTCTTTTTTGTCCTTCTAAAGCTGTATCAACATTCGTTTTTTTTTGTTGAAGTCTATTTAATTCTGTATCTACTATTTCTTTTACATCAGTTTGATTAGTTATAACTGTAGATGTTGATCCATTAGCAGTTTCAAAATTTTTATATAAATTATCTAAATTACTAGAGATTGAACTTAATTTTGATGTCATATCATTACTATTTAAATCTCTACTTTGTAAATCTTTTAAATAATCTTTTTGTGCATAAAATGCGCCTGATAGATCAAAAATTGGTGTTGTCATTTATTTATTTATATATATAATTATATATATAATTATATATATAATTTTACTATTGTTTTCCAAAATATACAGCACCTATTAATAAAGCAGCAATAGTTATTGTACCTAACATTAATAAATTATTTTGTTCTAAAATCAATATATTAATATCATCTTTTAATGCATCTTCTTTCTTTGGTTTTCTATTATTATAATTAAAAACATTTCCACTATAATCGTATATATTTTTTGGATCATCAGATAGTATATCCCTAATTCCAGTTTTATTATTGTTTCTTATTTTGAATATTGAATTACTTATATCATAATAATTATCATTGACTTTTTGTTGCATTTCAGAATAGTCTTTAGATATTTTTATCAAAGGATCAATTTGTTTAGCATTAATACTATCTGGAATACTTGCATTACCGCCAGGATTTGCAGATTGATTTACTACATTTTTAGATTCTGTATAACCGCGATTATCAAAATTCTCTTTACCTACTCCTGTTCCTTTAATATATTCCCAATCTTTTATGTATAGTTTAATTGTTTCATCATCAAATCCATTATATCCAATATTATGTTTATCTGGTATAATAAATTGTTTATCTGTTAATAATTCATAATCTGAATACGAATTGTATTTATTTGTATTTGTAGTATTTAATTTGTATCGTGCGTCTTTATCTGATAATTTTGGAACTTTATTTCTTACATATAATTTAGAATTTCTTAAGTTTTCATTTGGTTGTTTAGGTATGAGTTGATTTGGAAAATATTCATCGTCTTTTGTAATACAATATGTCAACCCATTTTTTGAATAAGAATAATAATATTTACAATTAGTTTCTTGATTGCATTTCTTTTCACAATCAGTTTGAGATAATTGTTTAATATTATTTGAACCTGACAATAATGGATATCTATTATCATACATTGTATAATTATTTGTTAAAACTGTATCATCGAATGATACTGGCAAAAGACTTTTTTCTTTTTCAATATTGTTAGTCATATATAAATTATTCATTTTAGGTTCACCTTCTATACGATATAAATACATATTTTTATTGTCTTTTTTATTATAATGTATACCATTTACAATACCATCACATAATGTAGAATCATTTGATGGTTGTTTCAATCCATTGGTTTTATTATATGGATCAGATACATAACAATTGAATAAACCTTTTGAAGATAAATCAGGGGATACTTCATTTAAAGAATAATACATTAATTGTTTTTCAAATAAAGATCCATCAGGATTATATAATGAACATAACAAAGATATACCATCATCATTTTTAGGACTTGTTATCGATAATGCAAATTTATTATTTTGTGTTAATGTGTCATTACCATATTGTATACGTATAGGATAATGTTTATTTGCAGTTAACTTCAACGAAATAGTATTAGAACCTTTGGTATTGATTGTGGCATTTATATTTTCATAATCGTTGATAGCTATATCGCCTATCCATAATAAACTAACAGTGTCTGTTGATAAAGTAAAACTCCAATTACCTGTCATATTCGGTTTGAAATAACCATACCATTCGATTGAATAAGCAGTTGTAATAGTATTAATTTTATCATTGGTAGCATTTTGTAAATTATCAAAATTGACAGCTATATCATTATAATTGGGTTTTGAGTTCAAAAAATACTTAGGATTAACATTATAATTACCCTCAATTATTTTGAACGATAACCCTTTTTTTACACCGTTATTTACTATTATATCATTAATTTGTTTTTTTTCATCTAATTTTTGTTTACTATGTAAAATAGTGGCATTTAATTTACAAGTATTATTAGTATGGTATACTGGTTGACTATTTTTTTGATAATTACTTATATCTTTCATAATAATACTATTAGATGATTCTTGAGAGTAACATTTATTCAAATCGTATACATTAGTGGTGGTAGGCATAAAATAAGTAAAACCATAGTCACTTGCAAATCTATTAATTTTATTAGTTAAATCTGTTTTATTTTTTTTATAATCAGTATTATCATAAAAGTTTAACATTTATTATATAAATAATATATATAATAAAAATATCTATTTTAATAGTTTTTTATAATAAAACAATATTGATATTGCTAAAATGGATGTACAAATTATTTGTAAAATATCATTATAATTTGTATTATCGATATATTCTGTTTCATTAAAAGAATTATTATGTTTTTCTATTTCTAATGGATTAGATGTATTAAAGTTTGCGTAATTCATATTCGTAAATGCGTCTATATTCATTGATAAATATGGTGAAAAATTGAGAGCCCATTGGTTTATCCTAACAACACTATTATTTGGTGGCATTTCCATAATTATCAACCTATAATAAGAATAAGAATAACTAGAATTTACATTGAACATAATTGGCCTTTGCAAAGTAGTATCTTTGTATGTTTTAATGTATTGTAAATCAATATATTCCCAATTCTGTTCATCGATTGAACCAACAACCATAAATTTTGTAGGAAATGTAAAAATTTTTTGTGATTTTTCTTTTATTGGAATAGGGGTTAATATACTATAACTATATAAATATAATTTCTCAGCATTTGGTATTTCTATTTGTATCCATTCACCATATATTTTATTTTTTTCATTTGGTTTATTGCGAAATCCTACATCTGTTACTATTTTTGTTTTGCCACCTTGGTAAGCAGAATTATCAGTTATAGAATTTCTATATGGATCAAATGAATATGTATTTACTTTACAATCGTCTGGAGAATAAAATGGTTTATTTTTAGTACCACATTGCCAATATTTATTAGTCAATTTATTAAAAGCATTATATGGAGGATATATATCTGTATATGATGAAGCTTTAATATAGTATTCACCTGTATGTTTATAATCAAATTTATTATCTTTGATCTCTTCGGTAACATTAATACTATTTGATATAAAATTTTTATTTGGAATAGGAATAACTTTTATAATATCCATTTAATAACTAATATATTTTGAGAAATTTTATAATTCAGTAAAAATATAATATAATAAAGAAGTTGCTAAAGCAGAAATTACTATACCTGAGTACATTGTAGAATCATATGAATATTTAAAATCAACAAATTTTGATTGTTCTGGATCATGTAATTGTTTTAATTTCATATCTAAATCATTACGTAAATTAACAACTTTATCATAATCATTAACTATACTAGTATGAATCGATTGATAATTTGTAGTTTGTGATATAGTTTTACCTTTCATTTCATTAATAATTCCATTAATAGTATTCATTTTAATAATTAATTCTTGAGAAGTAGGTTCACTTCCCGATACACAATCTTTATTAACATTGCTATCATTACAATGTATATATCTTTCATATTTTTTATTGAAATCTGCTAATTGAACAACCAATTCTTTTTCTTTATTCATGAGAGTGGTTATATTAGTCATATCAGTATTAGTTAAACCTTCAATGATTGGCATATTTATATAATAAGAAGAAATATAATCATTAATATTATTTTTATTTATCGTATTGAATCCTTCCACAGTACTATATAATGTTGATAAGTCATTAGACGCAATAGTAATATTACCAGTATTACTTGTATTAGTAACTGGAGTAGAATTTGGTATATTAGAAGTAGTAGTAATACCAGAAGTAGCAGTACTGGTAGTAGTGATAGTATCATTAGAAGTAATTGTTGGATAAGTATTACCAGTAGAATATGTAGAAATTTTATTTCTCTGTTCCAGATCAAAAACTGTTTGTAATTTATTTAAATTATCATTTACATAGTAATAATACCTTTTATTTTCAGCACTGTTTGTATTAGAATTAATAAAACTTAAACTATTTTTATAGTAATTAATATTATTATTTATACTGATTGCGTCAATTTTAGTTTTATCAGTTGTATTCTGTAAAGTATTAATATCATTTGTTATACTTTTATTAATACTATCTAATGTAGATTTAATTCTATCATCTTGTGATATTCTTTTGAAACCTTCCATAATTAAAGTCTATTTATATTATTATGATATAAATAGATTACTAAATTATCTATTTTTAAAAATAAACCAAAATAAGAATACACAACCAATTCCTAAATTAATACTATTCATAAATAAAATATCATATTGTTCCTTTACATTATAATATTTTTCATCTGAATTGGCATTTCCTTTATTTATATTCATCAATTTGTTTGCATAATCTTTATTTTTACAAAGTTCTATATTGACACAATCATTACTATTATTTGGAAATTTATCTGGGTTACATTTATCATTCCAACTATCATCATATGGCTTCAATTCATTACACTTATTATCAGTAGGCATATTTCCTAATGAAGCTGCATTTGAATAAAAAAAATCATTCGGATTATAACCAACTAATACTGTATTAGGTTTATATCCAGTAGTTATTGTATTATCCATTTTATATTATTATAAGATATTTTATACACAAAGTCGATAATAATCATAAAACATTGCTGTTACACTTTCACGATTAAACATACAAACTTGACCTGGTCGAATGCATAGTGCTAATGCTTGAGGATCAAACCTTGATATTTCAGGTAACTGTTTTAATTCCTTGATATTATATTTTTTTTTCATTTCTTCAATTTCATTTTCGTCTAAAATAAAGCCGGATGGAACTAATTTATGTTTTAAAATATTGAATTGTAATCGTTTGATATTATGAATTATTACAAAATAACCTTCATTATCGTATAAATATCTGAGTTTAGTCAAAATAGTATCATTTGGTTCATCTTCTATGATAATGATAAGAGTATCGTTTTTCGTTAATACATTTTCAATAACAAATAAATCTTCTATAATTTCATCTAAAACTGTTGGCCTTATTTGTTTTGCATTTAAATAATATTTTATATATGTTTTTTTTTGATTTTTATCATTTGTTATTAGCATGTCTAATTGGTTATTTGAAACCATAGCATCAATTTCATTAATACTAAATCCTTCATATTCTTTTGTATTATAAAATTGATCATCTAATAATTCAAGAATAGTATTTCTGGATTTGAAAATACTTAGAATTCGGTTATTGGTTGACATTATATATTTATAAATCGATTTTAGTTTTATATTTTTTCGATTTGTTATATTCAATTTTTTATTTTATGAATTTTTTATAAGAATATATATCAATATATTATCAATGTCAAAAAGCTCTAAAACCCAACTTTATAATGAACCTAAAACAATTATTCAAAAGCTCATAGATAGAAAAAGAGAAGAACTATTAGTAAATATAGCTGCCGATATTTCTGGTAATAAAGCGATCGACTTATCAAATAATATACAACCAGTTATTGAAACACTTATTGAAAATACAATAATTACAACTACAACAAATGAACATTTATTAAGACAAAAATTGGATTTATTAAAAAAAATTCGAAAAAATTGTATTCAATTGAATTTATATCATAATAGTCGTTATCACTATTATCGTATCCTTTTGTTTACAATATTTAGAGTGCCATTGATATTATTGAGCGGTCTCAATTCATTTTTCGCAGTTGGCATGCAATCATATATAAAGCAATCCGAGATTTCATTAATCAATGCTCTTTTATCTTTATTTTGTGGTGTGTTAACAGGGATTGAAATATTACTAAATTTACAAAAACGTATGGAAACAGAATTGGATTCTTATAAAAAATATTATAAATTGAGTGTCGAAATATACAAAGAAATACAAGTATATGAAAAAGAAAAAGATCTTGATATGGAAAGTATAGATAAAATTTTGAATCGCATATATAATGAATATCAATCCAATGTTTTATCAGGAAATGCCATTACTATTTATAATCGTATTTATACCGATGAATTTGAAGATTTAGAAGAAAATAAAGAATATGAACACACAAATAATTTAATTACGAATTTGTATTATGCAATCAATCACCCATGTTCTATATGCGGAGTATCTACTTCTAGAAATATGTGCTTGAGTTTACGTGATTGTTTATGTTGTAGATCCCATAAATCGAATGGTAATTCACCAACAAATTTATAATAATATTTAGTACATAATATTTGGTAGACTAGTTGAAAAATAATATGATTAATATATATAATGCCAAAAATATATACTGAAACAAAATATAAACCGTTACCTAAAAATTATACTGAAAAAAAAAATTATACTAAAAAAAATGTAAGAACAAATGCAATAGTAAGAATTATTAGAAGTATTTTTCCTTCGAATAAAGTTGCAATAGAAGATCTGAATAATAAAACAAGATCTAAAAAATCATCACCTAAAAACCAATCACCTAAAAACCAATCATCTAAAAACCAATCACCTAAAAACCAATCATCTAAAAACCAATCACCTAAAAACCAATCATCTAAAAACCAATCATCTAAAAACCAATCATCTAAAAACCAATCACCTAAAAACCAATCATCTAAAAAAAGATATAGTCCATCACCACCATCATTATTATCACCACCATCATTATTATCACCATCATCATTATCACCATCATCATTATCACCATCATCATTATCACCAATACTACCGCCAAAACCACCAATACTACCGCCAAAACCACCAATACTACCGCCAAAACCACCAATACTACCGTTATATTCTTATAACAATGCAAGTAGTAGAACACCTAAAGGAACAAAAAAACGCAAGCGTTAATTTTGAATTTATATATAAATAAATTCAAAAATAAATATTTTATAAGATTTATACCTTTTTGATAACCAATTTATCGAAATCTATTTTAGCAGGTTCGTCTTTTTTTATTTGAATCGGAGCTTTCTCCATTATGTTATTCAATGTATTTGATGGATTTATTAATCCGGTTGTGTTGAATTGTTCTCCAATTTGTGGTATTGAATCAGTATTTTGAATAGGATCTGCTGAAAAATCGCTTGAACCATTCAATATCTTGAATACAGGCGCAAAATGAATTGCTGGGTTACTAAGTTGTGGTATACTCATCATATTTGGTACAGATCCACCAGTCATATTATATTGTTCTCCTTGATAACCAGTAATAGACTGTATTGGTTGTTCATATTTTGAAGATGAATACTCATTGGATCTATAAATTTGCATAGCATTGACGATTTCTTGTGTTTCTCTAGTATCGGTGCTATTAATAGGATTAGTAACAATGGTAATGAATTTATCACCTATATTTTTAATTTTCCATAATCTAGGAGGTAAAGGATTACCCATTTGATCATAAATTGGTGGATCTTCACGATAATATACATCTTCACCAATTGAATATTCATTTGCTTGTTGTGATAAGTTCTCGAAATTGTCTGGTGGTGGGTAATCTGGTGTTCTTGGATTAAATTCATTTACTGGAGGAGGAAAGTCAGGCGTTGTAGGATTAAATGGTGGAGATTCAGATACAAATGGGTTATATGGCGGCGATGAAGCCGTATTTTTGATAATATCTGTCAATTCGTCTTCTTTAGGTTGATATGCAGGTGATGTATCTGGATAATCAGGTGATTCTTGGTTTGTAGGTGCGATAGGTTGTTCGGGTGTTTTAATATCCGATTTAGTATTCATTAACCCTCTTTTAATTTGATTTACAATATTTTGTGGAGTAATATCCATATCATGTAACAATAAGTTAATATTTTTAGAAAATGTTAGGTTCTCTAATTGTTCAATATTATCTTCGGTAATTATTCTCATTTGGACATTACATGTATTCAATTCTTGTAATAATAGCTTAAATGAATAAGGCACATTTACCAAACTAAAATTACGTCCAAATTTCGTGACTTTTTCTATATTCATATCTTTACCATCCAAGGAAGAGACAAATTTGACAGGTCCATCTGCCATAGGACTCATAAATAGATTTTTTGATGGATTAAAAATAGCTAACATACCAGTATTATTACAAACCGCTATTTGATAACTATCACCTCTTTCCATCATGGATTCTCTTAAAAATTCAGCAGTTCCATGTGAAATTACAGCATCACGTTCCATTTCACCTATACGAAGACCACCATCATTTGCACGTCCACTGACTGGTTGTTTTGTAAGTGCTGTTCTTGGACCGGATGCACGATAATTTATTTTATCTTTTACCATATGCTTCAAACGCATATAATAATTTGGTCCAATAAATATCTCGGCATCAATTTGTTCTCCAGTCATTCCATTATAAAGTATTTCATTACCACTCGAATGATATCCTTCTTTTACTAACATTTCACCAAAAACACCTATTTTAGAGCCATTATTTATAAATGCAGTACAATCACTGAAACCACCATATACAGCAGCTGCTTTACCAGTAATAGTTTCTACTAATTGTCCAATAGTCATACGACTAGGTATGGCATGTGGATTGATAATAATATCTGGTCTTAGCCCATCTTTTGTAAATGGCATATCACATTCAGGAATAACGAGTCCTACAGTTCCTTTTTGCCCGCTTCTCGAGGCCAGTTTATCTCCAATATTAGGTTCTCTTACTTCACGAATACGAATCTTTGCAATACGTCCTCCTTCATCGCCATCCGTAATAAATGATTTATCTACTACACCCAATTGTCCCTTCTTGGGTGTTTTCGACATATCTATTTTCATTGTTTGGTTCTCGGAACTATTTATGGTCAACCCAATCAAAATAGTTTTATCATCAACTTCTGTATTTTCCTTGATAAGACCATGTTTATCTAATTTACTGTAATCATACCCTGGTTTTGTTCCTACTATATTTGTGGAGTTCTCTATATTCGTGAATGTTTTTTGTGTAACAACATCACCACCCTTACTCTTTTCTTCATGTGATTCATATGTAGTATAATAAGTAGTTCTAAACATACCTCTTTTCAATGCACCTTCATTGATCAATACCGCATCTTCTACATTATAACCAGTATAACACATAATTGCTACGATCGCATTTTCACCATAAGGATTACCTTCATGATTGATATGTTCCAAATAACGCGTTTTAACAAGTGGATTTTGACTTGATTGTAAAACAACAGCGGTTTTATCCATACGAACCTGATGATTTGTATGGTAAATAGAACAAGCCTGTTTACTTTGACCACATGAAAATGAATTACGTGTTGCTGGATTATTTTCTGGGAAATTGATAAGGTTACACATCATACCAAAAACGAGTGATTCGTGAATTTCTAAATGGGTATGTCGTGATTCTTTTGTATTTAAATCATTAGCATTCAATGCTATCAGAGCATCCTCTGTCTCATTTGTATCAACATAATCCAAAATGGCTTTTTCTTCTAAGAATTTTCTTAAACGAGCAGGATTGGATTCTGCATCCATGTTTTCATATAGTTCAGGTAACTCATACATTTTGTAACTATTAGTATTAAAATGTGGATCTTTCTTTTTATTAAATCCAGACACTAATTGATCCCATGTGAATTCGTTGTCCTCTAAATATTTTTTAATGTTTTCTTTTTCAAATGACATTTTACCAGTTTCAACATCACGATAAAAAATAGGTCTACAAATACGTCCAGAATCTGTATAAATAAAAACCGTATTTTGTTTAATATCGAATGTAATACTAGTATATATTGGTATAATTCCATTACGACGATATAATTTCATTTTTTCTACTATTTCAACTGGCTCGTTGATAGAACCGGCCCAAAGACCGTTTACAATGACTTTTGTCATATTGGCTAGAACCTCAGGACTACATTCTTCTAATAACTTCATACGAGCTTTTTCTCGTAACCAATGAATGATTGGTTCTCTAGAATACCCTTGTGTAACATAAGCCGAAATAGCGAGATTTTTATGTAAACCAATATTTCCACCATCTGGTGTATCAATTGGGTCAAATAGACCCCATTGTGTACTATGAAGTACTCTAGGGCCAACTAATTTTACACTTGCGTCTAATGGTAAATTCGTTTTACGTAAATGACTTAATGCCGAATTAAATGATAGACGATTTAAATCTTGGATTATTCCAATACGTTTTGTATGAGCAGTAGCACCCCAATTACCCTTGAAAGCTTTTTTGAAACCGGTCTCTACAGTACGCTCCATAAATATTTCTTTATAATTTTGTTCAATAAGACCTTTCAAATTTTTTTCATAGATGTTTTGATTGTAATAGAGTTTTTCTTCAAACCCTAATTCGATTTGGCGTTGTTGTAATGTATAGTATTCACGAAATAAATCGTACATAAGAGAACCTACTAATTCAATACGTTTAAATTTGAAATTATCACGATCTGTTGCGGGTTCAATACCAGTATAAACCGACAACAATCTAAAAACAATATAACCCAGATAATAAGCTTTTTGTATAAAATTAACTTCACCAACATGTGGTAAGAAATAATCACTGAGAATATATAAAACTTGTGATACTGTTTTACCTTTTGTAAGTGTAGCAATGTATTTAAGAGCATTCAATTGATTCATTATACCTCCTGCATCATGAACCGATGGAATAAATAGATCTACCATATTATCATGTTTTTCTAGGTCGAGAAGACACATCGTAATGATTTGTTTATCCGAAATAATACCGAGTGCACGAAACACAATAAATAGAGGAACAGGTTTTCTGACGTTTGGAATATTGACGACGATATTTTTATACGTATAAGATGGTGTTGGTGCCATGATTTTCACTGAAAGAGTACGGATAGGTTTTGAGACGTTTTCACTGACAGATCGTATTTCAGCTGAATATAGATATTTTTCGTCATTCGATTCTTTAATATAAAGCATATTATCACCGAATTTCTCTTGAGAAACAATGGTTTTTTCTTTACCATCAATAATAAAATAACCACCAATATCGTTAGAACATTCACCCATTGTATGACGTATTTCACGTGGTAATCCCGATAAAACACAATAACTGGATTGGATCATAATAGGAAACTTTCCTAAAAATATTTTTTCGAGAACCATGGTTTCTTTTTGAGTATTTGGTGTAATCATAGATTTAGCAGTGGCTTCGCGGAAAATAGCTGTTTCAGCGGGTGTCATATTTACAGGAATGCGTTTCTTACGGCCTTTGCGTTTTGGTAAGTCGGTAGCACCACCTTCTTGAACATCACAATCATTCTCTCCGCCAGTAATAATTTCATCAGCATCATCAACATCATCGATACCAATTATATTCGGCATTTCACCTTCCTCTAGTATGGTTATAAATTCAATTTCAATATCATAATGAACAGTCATACCATAAGTCATATTACGAAGACGAGCTTCGTTTGGAAACATATAATGGGAATTATCTTTATCATCATAAATAACGGGTTTACCAAAGTAGATTTTAGATCCATCTTTTCCACCAAAATACATTATGCATTGAGAACGATAGTCTTTGATGTTTTTATCAAAACGACTCGAAATTGTAATAGGGTTTTTTTCTTTGAAAATTTGGAAAATACCATTTTTGAAAAAATCATTATAGGATTCGACATGATGTGTTACTAAAGCTTGTGGATTATCTTCAAAATATTTATTGATTATTTTCCATACCGTAGAACTATCCATTGATATAAATATAAATATATATTATGTTTATATTGTATTATAGATTTTTTATTGTGAATAATACTAAATTTGTATTTTAGTATTATAATATTTGTAATTAGAAATAACTTTGCATATTATAAGAATTATGCTTTTTTATATTTGTTATTTATTTTTATATTGTAATATGGATGGATTATTGAATCGTTTTTATTTATCTAATTTTGATCTAACTTCATTTGATACATATCATATAAATATTCAAGATAATAAACAATTTTATTATTCATTGACTACAATAAATCAATTTATACTGTCCATATATGCATTTTATATATTTTATTATTTATTTATGAGCAAAATAAAAAATATGAACTCGCTTATTTTAGCTTTTATTTATTTCAAATATACGTTGACTATATTTTTGTATAACAATATTTCTCTCTTCGATTATGAATATAGTCGCAGCGTTATGTGGGTGTTTGCTACGCCGTTAATGTTGAAAATGTATTGTGAAACAAATAATTTGAAATTAAATGATATTCGTTTTTTTAATCATTATATTCCCTGTATTTTGAATATTATTGTATATCCATTCAAGAATAATTTGGTTATTTATTATACATACACGGGATTATCGCTAGTTCCTATATATGCATTTATGGCAAAATTAATATCTTTTCAACAAGCAAAATTTACAAAAATATTTTATTGTATATGGTTTATGTTTATATTATTACATTTGGTAGAAATTACGGGATTGATTAGTAAATATGATATAAATATATTATTTTTAACAGCGGATATGATAGGAAAAGTTACGACCAATTTTGTTATACATGATGATATAGATCATAGTTATAATATTAGGAATTTTACTGATTTACAATGTATCAATTTTATCACATATATGTTACATAAAATCAAACAATATGAAAAAAATAATGTGAAGAAAACTATAGAATGTACAAGCATGATAAAATATATATTAAATGATTTGAATAAATTCATTCCCGAAAATAAATTAGTATTACAAGTAGAGTTATTGAAAAAGTTATTGCCATTCGGATTAGAAAATGAATATATTAATAATGCGCATGAGAATGAGATTGCGAATGCGACTGCGTATAAACATTATGATATGATATGTATTCTTTTTACTGATATTGTTAATTATACAGAATTAGCAAAGAAATACGATGATAAAATTATATTTCAATTGTTGAATAGTATATATGTAAAATTTGATAATATTATAAAAAAATATCTGCATTTACAAAAAGTAGAAACTATAGGAGATGCATATATGGTAGTAGGTGATATTTATAGAACTAAAAATAACCATAAAATAGTGATAGAGGAAATTATTTTGTTATCTTTTGATTTTCTGAATGAAATAAAAACAATAAAGACACCAGACGATAACTTATTGTCGATTCGAATAGGAATAAATATGGGAAACGTTAGTATTGGAATATTAGGAAATGAAATACCTAGATTATGTGTAGTAGGTAATACAGTTAATATAGCTGCACGGTTACAAAGTACAGCAGATGTGGACACAATACAAATGAGCAGACATATTTATGAACAATTAGAAGAAATCGAATTTGATAGACCTTTACATATAAAAAAAAAAGAAAATGTATTTTTGAAAAACATTGGTTCAGTGACTACTTATAATATTAGTCAACCTTACTAATTTCCAGAATTAAATTTTTATAATAAATAATAAGACTTTTTTTATCTTCATCTTCTAATTTACCAATAAGAAGTATAAAAAGTATAAATGCGCTTTCGAAATCCTTGTGTAATATATAATTATCAATACAATTTATGTTTTGTAAAAATTCTTCTTGGTTCATATTGGTTCATATTGGTATATATATTGATTATTTATATTTTTTATCTTTGATAATTTCTTGATATTCTTTGAAATTATCTAATAAAAATTTCAACTCAGGATCAACAGTCATATCTGATGCTCTAAACCCGTCATTATTTTTAATAGTAGGATCAGAACCTAATTTCAATAAAACAATAGCGGCTTCTTTTCTATCCCAACGCCCACATTTATGTAATGCGGTTTCACGGCTATTTGTTTTACCGTTTATATTTGCGCCTGCTTTTATTAATAAATCCATCATTTTCAAATCACCCCAACGTGCAGCATAATGGAGTGGTAACCATCCATCGCGTTCTTCAATGTATTCTACATTGGCACCCATACTCAACCATTTTCTAACTCCGATGATATTACCAAAATAACATGAATTCAATAATTCTTGATCTATTTTTTTTGGTTTTTGTTTGTATTTTATGTTTTGCCATAATTTACTTTCCATTTATCGAGTATATATATTTATTATTAATAAAAATATATATAAAAAAATATTTATATATATTTTTGTATAAACAAATGCCAATAACTAGAACCAAACTAAGAAACTCAATAATAGCTTCAAAAATAGATATAAATATAAATGATATCGATGCAACAAGTAAGCTGATTACCAAACAATTATCACAATCACAATTGTTACCTGTAATAAATACAACAGTATACCATATGGAATGTTTATATCGTGATAATACTAATGATAAATACTATTTTTCTAACCAAAATAATAAATAGAATTAGAAATACTAAATATAATTTAGTAAGTTTTGAAACAAAATAAATATCTATAAATATACTATAATGGCTGGTTTAGTCGATAATCTATTTGGTCCTCTGCCTCCTGAATATTGTCTTTATTTTTATTTTCTATCCATTTTTGGATTTATTCTTCTAGTTATTTTTGCTGTTCCTGCCCTTTTTTATGGAATTACAAAGAGAAAGGGAATTGATTACTACATTTCAATAATTGGTTTATCTTTAGGATACTTTGTATTCTATTTCCAAAACCGTTTATTACATTCTATGTGTGTTGCAAAATAAACGCGGAAAACTATAAAAAACGGATTTTTAACATATAATATAAAACATAATGGATATTTTATATTATAGTAATTATTGTAAACATTGTCAAAGGTTAGTAAACACTTTAGTAAAAGGGAATCTTTCTAATAAAATCAGTTTTATTTGTATAGATAAACGTGTACGTGATCCCAAAAATAATCAACAATATATTGTTTTAGAGAATGGTTCAAAAGTAGTAATGCCTCCTAATATTCATAGTGTACCTGCCCTTTTATTGATCAAACAGAATTATAGATTGTTAATGGGTGACGAAATAATGCAACATTTACATCCACAAATAAAACAATTAAACGAAGTTGCCACAAATTATAATGGAGAACCAATTAGTTATACTTTAGGCGGATCAAGTGGAGGGTCAAATATTATGTCAGAACAATATACTTTTTATAATATGACCCCGGATGAATTGAGTGCAAAAGGAAAGGGCACAAATAGACAAATGTATAATTATGTATCTGCTAGTGATGATATCAAATTGATTAATACACCACCTGATAATTATCGTCCTGATAAACTATCGAATAATGTAACAATAGAAAGTTTACAACAACAACGATTGAATGAAATAGAAACAAATAAAGGAGTTGGATTTATATAATTATCTATTATTTTAATATACAAATATAACAAAAATATTAGATAATGATTGTATGGGATTGGACGAATCCTGCTGAACAACTTGACAAAGAATTAAAATACAGATATAAAAGGTATAATGATAAATATATTTTTATAGATAAAGAAGATTATACTACAAATCTAGAATTGTTTGATAAAATCAAATTTTGTATATTAAATAAAAATACAAATACTTATAACGGCAAAACAAAAATATATAATAAAAATCATCATAATAAAAGAGAATATAAATCAAATCTAGATGTAACATTTGAAGAAATTGTAAACCCCCGTAAAGATAATATTTCAAAAAAGATTGGTAAAATTCCACACAAAGATTTAGATAATAATTATATAATAAATTCATTTAATAAAAAAAAAACCTGCACATTAATTAATTTTGATGATAAACAGAATATTAAAACTATTTTAACATTTTTTTTCAATGAAGAATATTCGTGTATTGAAATTGATTCATTTCGATCTTTAAAAGATGGTGGAATAATATTTAATTATCTTATAAATTCCATAAAATGTGCTATTGATATATGTAATGAAAGGCCAAATTGTAAAGGAGAAAAGTATGAAAATAAAATTATTTTAAATGCATTTAATATAGAAGGACTTTTAAATTATTATAATAATTTTGGTTTAAAAACCGATTCCCTTCGTGTTGAAAATGTTGAAAAAGATTTAGTTCCACTTTATAGAGAATTATCTGTTGATTCGAAACAAGATGCCAGTGAAAATTTATCTGTTGATTCGAAACAAGATGCCAGTGAAAATTTATCTGTTAATTCGAAACAAGATGACAGTGAAAATTTATCTGTTGATTCGAAACAAGATGCCAGTGAAAATTTATCTGTTAATTTGAAACAAGATGCCAACCTTAAAATAATTTTTGATCTTAATAGTTTGAGAAGTATTAATAATAATAATAATAATAATGATATTATTAATAGTATTATTGACCAAAATGAAAGTATAAAAACAAATAATAATTTGACACATTCTGTATCACAAACATCATCATTACCATCATCATTACCATCGTCATCAAAAAGATCAAAAACCAAACGAAAACGAAAACCAAAACCAAACTCAAAAACCCAAAATAAAAAACCCAAAATAAAATAAATATAAAATAATATAAACATTTATAGTTATTTTATCAATAATGAATTCAACTTTAGATAAATCAACAACATTAAGAGCATTTAATAAACATTTTTTTGATTTTTTAGATGATATTATAAGTATTTATCCAGATAGTAAAGAATTGACAAAAGCAAAAACCTCTTTTGATGTTATAAAACGAGCTAATCCAACAGCAATTGCAAAGGCATGGAATAAACATGTTTATTTAAAATACAAAGATGTTATTGATAATGGTGATATTACATTCTTTTTCGAGAAAGATTATAGTAAAGATTTAGAAAAATTATCAAATGCGGAAAAAATTATGAACACAATAAATAATATTCGAGAACCTATTAGCCAAATGAATGATACAAATAAGGGCCATTGCGCGAAATATATTCAAAATTTGAGTAAATTATCGACTATTTATGTTGATCTATAAATTACGTTTATCGGAACTCATTATAAACAATAGTTCTCTAGGATCTTTGTTATCAAAATATTTAAGAACCGTTTTTCTATATATTTTTTGTGTTTTTTTATTGATTTTTTTATTTGAAAGACTCGGTAAGTAGATTTCATGATGTATTTTATAAATATGTGTAAAATATATTGGTTCTATATCATGAATACTGATAGTTTTATAAATATAACAATTACAATATAATTCATATATTGTTGATACAAAATATTCGTAGTCATCTTGAATATCAAAAAATGATTTTTTATGTTTTGGAAACATTTTTATATATTCTTTTATTTTACCTATTCGCCTCATACAAAAATATTTATATTGAATTGATGAATCAATATGAATAGTTTTTTTTAATAACTCACGATAAAAAGAAGATACTTTACAATGTTCCCCACTAAGGATATTAGTAATAATATAATCAATTCCATAATCTGTCTCTATGATTGATTCATAATCATTAGTATAATATTGTTTAGGGAATTCTATTATACCATTTATATCATGTAAAAACGACCATTTTTCATATATAGTAGATGGTATATATTCTACTTCGTTTTTTATATTGTTTATTGAATATACCGCTATTAAAAAACAATGTGGCTCATTTACTGGTTTACTAATTATATTATTCGGGTGTTGTAATATAAACGTATAGGAAAAATTTTTTGGAAGTATTTTTATTATTTCTATTTCATTCAGTGTTTCATCTTTATTTGCACGTAAAGATTCTAAAAACATATCATAAAAAGTTTCATTTTTGGTAGTTGGTTTTATAAATCCATAATTACCGCCTATTGCTCCTTTTGTAGCAATTTTCCACTTATTAATACGATAATCATAAAATAAATTTATCATAACACCTTCAATATGTTCTTTTATTACGATTTCGTCATTTATTATAGGATATCTATCAATAAAAACATATGTCGGAATAGATTTGACTGGACTGAAACTGAGTATTTTTTTTTCTGGATTAGAAAATACAACCGAACGGTACATACCGTTTTTAGTATCATCGAAACATATACATGTTTTATCATATTGTAAAATGAAATAATTAGCATAAGTTTTTTTAATATTTTTTTTTGTTATTTTATTTGAACATGAATCTATGTCTACTTTATATGTTACCGGAATCATTAATTCATTCATATACTATTAATAATATATTTTTTATGTAGTTATAATATTATATTGAGAACAAATATAATTTAGATAGATTATATATATTTTTAATATATATAATATGGAAACAACTAATTTGAATAAAGATAATAATAATAATAATGAAATAATAAATGTTATTGATGACATTCAACAAGACGATGATAATATTAGTGAAACTGAAGACGTTGTTGAACAAGTGACAAAACCAAGTCTTAATAAAAAAGAGATTACATTAGAATTAGGTGATATTATTGAAATAATTGCACCACCAAATGAAACGCTTCATGAAAATACATTTTTAATTGATTATATCGATTCAAACAAAATGGTATTAATCGATACCGCTAATGATACTGATAATGATAAAAAAATACAATTGAATTTTAATTCCGATGGAACATTTACAGATGAATCTATTACTCAAATTATATTATTAGATCGTTCTGAAGAAAAAGGATATGCTAGACAGAATAATTTATTAGTAGGCACATGGATTGATATAGAATTCGGTGGAGAAATACCACGTATAATTAGTGGTGAAATAACGAATTTAGAAGAAGATATGATAGAAATTATAAATTACCCTGAATTAATTACTTTTTATATTGATTTTGCTTATCAGGGTATTCCGCATGATATTCCTATTGAAAAAATTAATATTCGAAAGAAACCTGCATCACTTTCAAAAGTTGGTTCGTTGGTCATGCTCCAAGCACAATTAGAAGAGGGTGAAATGTTCGAGGAAACCCCAAATAGTGAATTAGCAAGTGTAGAATTCACTGAAGTAGGTGAATCCATCATAAATATACCGGAAGGTGCAAAACCAGATTCAAATATTCGCGAAGTTTTAAAAGAAATGTATATTGATGCAAATGCAATTATTTTTGGTGAAAAATTAGAAAAGATTGCACAAATAGTAGAAGTCCCCGAAAGTGAACAACGTTATGGTATTGATGCACAGGTAAATGATATGATGGACGAATTATTATCTACTATTCCTAATAGTCAGCGTAATAAAATGGTTCTCAACAATATACATAATTTAATTGAACGTTTCAAAGAGCTTCGAGAACGTTATTCGATGTTTGATACTAATCAAAATGCATACGATATTAAGACATTGGGTGCATATTATAAACCACTTGTAAATCATTTATTAAAAATGGATAAAAAACTACAATGGTTAGTTCCGGTTGTTTCTACACGTCGTAAAATATATAATGTAAAGGCTGCATTAGAAACATCCGATATTTCTATTATTGAAAAACAGGGTAGCGAATTACGTGCATTAGAATCTCTTCTTTCTAAATCAAAGGATAATGATCGATATGATAATACATATACTCGTATCCATGATATTATGAACCCAATCGAACTCCCTGAAAATGAAATGGCATGTTTAACTACTATGAATGTTATGTCAAATATCGAATCCATTATTGATAATTTGGAAGATTTTAAAAGTAGTGTTGTCATAAACGAGGACGTAAAACAACGTAAATTTATAATTCAGCGTTATAACATGGGTATTAATAAATTATCACAAGAATTATCGAAAACTGGTAAAAAAACATTTAAATCGGTTGAAATGACACCAAGTGACAAAATATGTGTGAAATCATTTTTAATGATGCCTGAACCAGTTTTCCGTTTTTCTAATATAGAGCTTCCTACTACAAATATTTTGGAAAAGGCTTCGCTACATCAAAGTGTTTTTATGCTGTTTCGTCTTTTAAGGCAAAACACCGATATTATACCTCATGTAATCGAAGATCTTTCAAAAGAATTTGATTATGAGCGTATGGAAAAAGAAGATAAGATCAACTTTTTAGAAGGTATTCAAGAGTTTGTATTGAACAAGGATATTTATGTTGATGAAAAATATAATAAATTCTTAGAAACCATTATTCCAAAAACACGGTTTTTAATTAGGCTTGTAACTAAATACATAAAAGACAAAGTCAGTTTTGTCAGCATCGTCAAACAGTTAGAACCATTTATGATTTATCCATCAGATATCAGTTATAAACAATATGTTGATATTAATCGTATTATTCGAGAACTTATTTCAGAAATAAAGAAAAAATATGAAAAACGATATAACGAGTTTGCAATAATGCGAAATACAAAATATGATGTTTCACCCAAACTGAATACTATTTTACGTTTATTAAGTGAAAAGAAAGAATTTGCCGATGCATTTTTTCAAACATATAGTTTTTTATCAAAAGATAAAATGGACACTAAACTATCTCCTCAAGAAATATTACGTCGAATGTATGATATGGATAATATCAATTTATATACAAATGTTTTAACATCTATTATGTTAACACTGATGACTCCTAATAATTTGATGGATGCACTTTCGAGGCCGAATATCGATGATCTGACTGATAATGAAAAAATCAAACCAACCGATTGTACACGTCGATATTTGGCGAAAAAATACAATTCAATAAAGGCCCTACAAAATGATAACAATAACGAAGAAATTTATTACGATAAAGATTTTGATGATACACCATATAATATAATGAAAAAGTATGAAAAACAACAAAAGGAAATGTTACCAGAATACTTTTATGACTATTTGGTCGAAAATTTGGTTGAAAAACATGATTGTCCTAGGGAAATTGCGAAAACATTGGCCACAACTTTGATTGCAAAGAAAAAACTCATTATGGACGGTGATTATGCTATGTTGGAAATAAAACCAACCTTACCTAAGGATATGGATGAATCAAAATTAGATGAAAAAGAAAAGGAAGCCATCGAATCTGAAGCTGATATTCGTAAAAAAGTAAGCTATTATCGTAGACTCAAGGATGTATGGGTAGCTGATAATGAAATCAATGAAGATGCGTTTTTAGATACCAATACTCTATTTTGTAATATTAGTGCGAATTGTTTCAAAAACCAAAAAAATAATGTTTGTGAAACTAAGGAGGATGCTACTAGCCGTTTCAAAGATATTACTAAAAAGAATATGTTACAAGAATTCGATAAACGATATGAGATAACTATTGACGAACTAGAAAAAGAATTAGAAAATAATATTCAATACCATTTGAAAATGTTGAAAAAAACGGAAATATTGAAAGATATACAAATGAGCAAACCAAATAATTTGGCATATGAATTGGGTAAAATGTCGAAATCAAATGATGATTTGATCTATTCTCCTTATTTGAAATTACGTGATATGATTATGGGACAAGATGATTTCCCAAAAATACAACATGATATATGTAGGTTCGTCGATAAGTTTTGTCGTAAGCCAATGGTAGAACAATTAAACGAAGATGCTCATTGGTTCTATTGTAAAGAAACAAATACAAAATTATTCCCTATTAGTATTCATGAATTGGCAGAGACTTTTGTGTCTGGTCGTGATTATAGACATAAACAAGATGAACTAACACATTTGGTTGGAATTATGAGTGATGATGGTGATTCCATAGTAGATAAACATAGTGGTTTTGTTATTCGTAAAATCGATTTCAGTGCCGAAGAGGGATTTGATGAGGCGGGATTTCGTATTACTACACATGATATTTTAGAGAAAGACTTAGGAACAGTTGTCATGGAAGCCCTAGGAAAGAAACAAAAACCAGTATTTGAAAGCGAGACTATCGAAAGCATATACAATATCATGAGTGCTATTTGTAAAAATATTGATGTTCCTATCGATACCATTAGTGAATTTATATTGAGACACTCGAACATAATAATAGAAAAGGAAATATTCAATGAAGAATCGTATCAAAAAAAATCAGAACAAAACTTCAAAAAAACAGGTAAATATTTTAAAACAACCTATAAAGATTATCGTAATGAAACCATGATCACAATTATTGCAGGTGTTTTATTAATAGCCGTACAAACCGCTATACCTTCTTTCAAAATAAAACGTACATTTCCTAATTGTGTTCGTTCATTCAGTGGATATCCTATGGCTGGTATAGAAGATATTACTGGTATTCAATATTTGGCATGTGTTTTGAATAAAATGAAATTATCACAAGATCCTTGGTTATCTATCAGTAAATACAAAGCAGAAGTCTTGACAACCCGTATAAAAACCCTCTTGGAAAAAAACATCATGACACGTCCTGAAATGGATGAACTCTATGTGAAAAAACGTGAATATTTATTATTAAATCCCGAGTTAATAGCACCAGATGAACATAGTATCTCAAAATGGAAACAGTTTTTACCACCTATTGTTCCTTATGAAATAGTAAAGAAATTACATAATATTAGTAGTAGTTTTATGTCTGAATTCGATAGTTTGATTCATAGAGGTAGTGAACATCAAACCGAATCGATTTTTGTTTTGAAAAGTAAAATGATATACTTTGGATATGGAATTATTGAATCCATCAATGATATAGTAAAAACGAAAGATACTATTTTGAAAACATCCGGACGTGTTCCATTTTTAGAAAATGCATGTTGTAATGAAAACATTGACAAAACGAATCCAATACAATATTTTGAAAATGAGGATAAGAATATTGATATTTGTATACGTGGATCGAAACAAATCGAAAAAATCTTGAAATACGTGAAAAATTTGACGATGGCGGATCTTTTGTATCATCCAGGAAAAACTGGAATACAATATCCAGCTGTACAATTAGGACATTTCGAAGAAAATACATATTTGGCTGTTATTCATTATTGTAATTTCGACCGTAATTTACCTATTCCAACTGAATTCAAAATATTTTGTAATGAGAAACCTGAAGGTTATTTGACAACATGGTCATTAGAAGAAAAAATAGAATTTTTGAAAAAAAACGGTAAACGTTATACGATCGATGATTTATATCAATTAATGAAAATAGTAAATCAAAAAAATATTGTATCGAATATCAATCGACAACCATTCACACAAGTCGATGTTTTAAAAGATATTTTGGAAAAATTAGATATGAGTAATTCTACGGTTATTGATGAACCTTTACGTAATTTGTTGTATAAAATATTAGATAAATATGACCCATTAATTATGCCCGATACACCATCCAAGGAATTGAATGATCTGATCGATTATTTGATTAACAATAATCAAGATTTGTATAAAAAAATAATGCGATTTTTCGATGATTATGGATTGAATATTTCAGATTCACAATATAGAAATTTACATGAATATTTAATCAATGTTGAAAAATGGAAATTAGATAAACCCATGAGTGAAAAGAAATCATATTATGATGAAGGGTTATATACAATAACACAATACGTAATCAACGCTGTTGAAATGTTCTCGAAAGTATATCCAAATGCTCTTATAAATAACGATAGTTTTTATAAAAGAATACCAAAACACTGGGATTTATCAAAAGAACATATTCAAGATGTAGAAGTTTTTATAAATAAACATTACGAAGAATTAGAAGAATTTCGTCAAGACACTGTTTTAGTACGACTTTTACAGGAAGTCAGTGAACGATTAAATGATTTAAATATATTTGTAAAGAATATTCCAGTTCATACAGAAGTGGTTCGTGAGTATCCTGGTGAAGATGGCCCAGTAGTTAAAACATTTTATTCTATGTTTAATAAAACTACCATTTTGTTATTATATAAATATTGTTTTTTATCCACCATTTATGAATATATATTATGTAGTGGAGAAGTTGATTTACTTAGGGCGGATGTACAAGAACATAAAGAAAAACGTAGAACGAAAAAAAATGCAAATATGAATGAAGCCAATTTATTAGAGGCAGATTTGACTAATTTCAATGAAGAAATAGCTGAAATAGATAGTGAACTTGTTGAATATCGTATTCAAATGGATAATCCAGAAGCATTAAAAAACCGTGTTTGTAAGTTATTGTTGGCATTTTTAAATATTGAAGAAACGAATAAAAAATCGACTGATTTTTCCTATGAAGAAATATTGAAACGTCTTGGACGATCCAAAGAAAAAGAAAAACAAGGTATTATTAAGAAACTTGAAAAGTTGAGTATTGAAGCACGTAGTGTTGAAGATTTATTGAAGAATTATCGGTTAGAACACTGGAATGTTGGACAACAAAAAGGATTATTCCAATATGATAAAGAAACATATAATAGAGAGCGCGACGAATTATTGAAAGGTTTGGATGAAGAAACCCGGGGTGCTGGGTTGTTAGATAATGTAAACGAAGAATTATTGGATATTTATCAATTGAATGCTTTAGACGAAAATAATCAAAACACAGAAGATGCGGGTATTGGACGTGATGATTATGATTTTACAGATATGGGTACAGGATTTATGGATGGTGACTATTATGATGATGAAGCCGAAGAAGATTTCCCTGAGGATTAGTATCAATTGAACCTATGTAAAAATAATTGAAAATATTATATATTGATTTTATAGATAATATATAATATGCTACAAACTAAACAATTTGTACGATATAATAAAATAAGTATAGCCATATTGATGTTTTTAGTAATTTTTTCTATTATTCATTATTTGAAACCTGGATTATTGTATACAAAAGACGGTGGATTTCGTGAATTTGGTGTAGGTTATCGTAATAAAACCGTTATTCCTATATGGCTGGTTTCGATAGTTTTAGCCATACTTTGTTATTTTTCTGTAAATGTATATTTACAACGTTTTTGATAAATATTTAGCGTTATTTATAATAAAAAAATATTCGATTTTATTATTATAAAAATGGATAATATAAATTTGATAGAACCTAACGTGAAAAATTATCTATATGATACATTACAAAAATGTCATTCAAAACGTGTAAGTATTTATTATTATGTTTTGAATATAGGCGTTTTAGTTTTTATAGTGGTAATATTTGGTTTAGGGTTGTATTATTCTAGTAAACAAAAATTATCAGATTATGAAAGAAACCAAAAACTTATCAAGGATCAAGAATATGTTTTATCAAAAATACGCTTTTATAAGGAGGATAAAAAAAAATTAGATGAGTCACAAATGACTGGTATTACAAATTTACCGTTTACAACATCATAATATATATATTTACAATATATATTATGAATATTATTGAAGAACAAAGAGAACGTATATTAAAAGAAAATAATACTGCCCAAGCATATTTGAAAGACTTTTTAGAAAAATTCAATAAGTCATCTCGTGATATTTCTATTTTAGAACCATTACATGGCGATTTAGATTTTGGTATTTTAAAAGAATATGGCATAACGAATATTACAAAAATTATACTAACCAAGGGTGAAATAACCTCTATAAATGGATTACCCGAATCACTATTGGAATTCGAATGTCCAGATAATTTATTGGTTTCATTAGACGGATTACCAAATAATATATCTAGAATAGAAATACCACATAATTATTTGGAGGAGTTTGATCTAAGTTCATTGATGGATCTAGAAATATTGATAATAAATGATAATAAATTGACGACCATTGAGAACATTCCACCTAATATAAAGGAATTGAATTGTAGTAATAATAATTTATCGTCTTTGAATCTAAGTGGCGTCGTTAAACCAGAGAAATTAGTAGTATCCAATAATCCTATTACTGTAATTGAAAACCTACCAGAAGGAATTGTGGATTTTCAAATGGAAAATACACCAAGTATCGAATTTCGTAATTCTAGCGCAGCAGCTATAGTAGAAAATAATGAACCAAAAGAAAAACAAAAAAATGTGCAAGATGCATTGAATGAATATTTTAAATTAAAAAGTACATATGAAACCACGATTTACAACATGAAGAAAAGAATATTTGAAAAGGCTGATACAAAACGCCAAGCAAAGAGAGAAGTACTTACTATAAAACCACCTTGTATTAAATGTAAACGTCCTGTTGGAACTGTTTTTTCAAAAAAAAACGGTAGATATAATGCAATTTGTGGAGATACTACAAAACCTTGTGGTTTGGATATACAAATTTATGTAGGTGACTCTAATATGCAATTAAATTATATGTTAGAAATATTTCGTGAGGACAGTGAAGAATTAAAAGATAATATTATTCGTCAAAAATTGGATACTCTTTTTAATTATACTACTGAGCAAGAATCTATTAAGTTATTTAAAGAAGAATTAGAAAAATATAATTCAGATAGTAGTATTTATAAAAAATTACTCGATAAAAAAAACGATTTATATCATAGTATTGATAAAAAACATTTGATTGAAAAAAAGAATGATGAAATATTCCATTTAAATGAACGTGTAAACGCATTATTGAAAGAATATGAAAATACGCAAAATAAAGAAATATTAAAAGAGGCTGTTTATATTCAAATTAAAGAAATTCAACCAGAAATACGTAATTTACGTAATCTTAAATATGAAATTATGGAATTAAATTCATATACAGAAAATTATCAAAATAAATATTCGCTTTATCAATATCCAGTTGAGTTAACAAAATTAGATTCTAATATTGGAGAACCTCATAGGGTAATAAAATTCAATAAGTAATATTGTGATTATAATTTGTAATTTACAAACCATAATAGGTTTGCCCGTTTAGGAAAATTATATTTTTTTAGAAATGTTTTTTGATATGATAATATATATTCATAGGATGCCTAGACATCACCGAAGACACCATAGCTCTAGTTCTAGTTCTAGCTCTAGCTCTAGTTCTAGCTCTAGTTCGAGTAGTAGCAGTGATAGCTCAAGTAGATCGAGTAGTAGATATTATTATCATTATCATTATTATTACGATGATAATAGATTTTCCGATTTTTTGTTACCCCTTTTATTATTACGTAATAATGGTTCTTATTACCGTTAATAATAATCCTCTTTTAGTTATATAAATATATTTATATATTTATATATATTTTCTTTTCAAAACTAATACTACCCGCCTGAGTAACTTCGCATATATTATTATTTATTGACATCCGTTGTAATTGGTTACTCCGTCCCAAACAATATTATTCATATTTGCCCATTTTTTTTTATTACATAATGCATCAGTTCCACCACTACTCCAACCATTATCATTAAAATTAATAATACCATTATTATAACCATATGTTGAATTAGTATTCAAATTTATTGTATTATCAGTTCCATAAATACTACCAGTGTTTTTTGAACTGGATGTTGGTATTACACATTGACCATTTGCATTTAATGTCCAATAATCTGGACATGCTGAAGGCGGTTGTGGTGGATAATCTTTAATATCTTTTATTTTTTTTTGTAATACAATTCCATAATAAGATAATACTATTATTAAAAATATAATAAAAATTGTCAATACAATAACGTAAAATAAATCCATTATATATATTAGACATATAAGTATTTTACTAAATATTATATTATTTAGTATTTACGTTTTTACGTTTTTACTCAAGTTTTATTTCTTATGTAAATTTATATAATGAGTGATTATAACATTAATTATGTTAATAAAATAATAGATATGGATAAATATAATGGACGTGTTAATATAATAGAACAACCCAGTCAAGATGTTCAATTTAAAATGCAAGAACGTTTAGCTATAAAAAATAAAACTACTGAATATCGCGAAGCTCTTGATGGTATATGGGAGACTAATATATTATCTCAAGTATTTTTTTCAGCTGGTAATATTCAAATAATACAAAATGGACTTCGCGCAGGAGTATATAAAAAATCAGATGGACGTTTTGTCATTGGTCCACAAAATATAGATACATTGAAAATTATTATGCGTAGTATTTACTTGCAATACGCAGAACACCGTGAAACCGATATAACTACACAAGTAGAACGTTTAAACCAACTTGTCTTGGATTATGCTATACCTACAGTTTATAATGAAGCCGTTGGATACATGAGATATTGCCAAGATCAAAGTACTTTAGTCGTACCTTTAGAAATACCTCGTCATCATGATCGCGAATACAAACAATTGGAATTGAAACCTTGGGTGTAAATCTTCACTGGTATAAATGTTATTTTTTATAAAAATATAAATAATAAATTGTTATTATTTATATTAATAATGGGATTCGAATTAGAACCTGGAGTAAAAAGTGATAAATTAGAAATATTAATTGATGGCAGGGTATATGATGTAACTAATTTTAAACATCCGGGTGGTAGTGTAATAAAATTTTATGCAGGTAAAGGTATTGATGCCACTGAAGCTTTTACACCTTTTCTCATTTAAAACGCACATTTTAAATGAGAAAGTATTTATTTGGTTAACCGTTACTAGATATTGATAATAAAAATAATATAATTATTATATATATGAGTTTTCTAGATTTATTTAGTATATTTGGCGAAGCAGCAGCAACTGAAGGAGTACGAAATGCTGCGGATAAAACTGTAGGAACTTCACTTTTTAAAAGTGATTTATTAAAATTGTTACCTGATAAGTATAATAAAGAAGATTTTTACAATAATTTAGTAAATGAAAAATATATAATTCAAACTAAAGGATTTACTTTTTTTTCAAATAGCGGTGATAAATTTAATTATAATAAAAAAAAAGAAGATTTTGAAAATTATTTGAGAAATAATAGTATTATTAAAAATGATAATGAAACTATTAACAATGTAATAAAATATTATAATAGTATGAATAGTTTTATATATTGGGGTGGAAATAATAAACAAAAAAATACTAAAATAAAACGTAATACAAAGAAAAATACTAAAACAAAACGTAATACAAAGAAAAGAAAATTTATTAAAGCAGATGCTGGATTTTAATATTTTTAGTATTATAAAATATGATTTCATAACTTGTTAAAATGGGTCGTTCCACTGTAACTTTATTAATTTTCATTAAATACGAACATTCTAATGTTTTGAACCCAAAATAATCAATTAAATAATCTCGTGAATAATCACATACCAATATAATGTTTTCCATTAGGAAATTGTATTTTGTAAATATAACCGCAAGACATTTTTTTATACATTACAAGTTATAACGTATTTTTTATTCAATTTTTATGTTAAAATGTGCGTTTTAAATGAGAAAAGGTGTAATAACTTTCATATTCGTTCAAAGAAAGCCATGACATTATTGAAATCAAAACCAAATAGACCAGCAATGAATGAAGATAAAAAAGAAAAACTTCATGGTCAAACTAAATTAATGAAAGATTTTGAAAAACTAACAAAAGAATTGATAGATGAGGGTTTTTTTGAACCAAATATGGTTCATGTTGTTTATAGAATTATGGAGATTATTATTATGCATTCTATTGGTTTTTATTTACTGTTCAATAATTATTTATTTTTTGGATTGATAACACTTGGAATAGTATCGGGTCGTTGTGGTTGGCTTATGCATGAGGCGGGACATTATTCATTAACTGGTAATATTCCAATAGACCGCTCTTTACAAACCATTATTTATGGTTTAGGTTGTGGTATGAGTGGAAGTTGGTGGAGAAACCAGCATAATAAACATCATTCAATGCCTCAAAAGATTGGTCATGATGTAGACTTAGATACATTACCATTAGTAGCATTCACTAATAAAATCGTGAAAAGAATTGAATTCCCATTAAAAATTTGGATTCGTTTACAAGCATTTTTATTTCCAGTTGTTACCACACTTCTTGTAGCGGTTGGTTGGCAATTTTATTTACATCCAAGACATGTTTTACGGACAAAAAATTATGCTGAAGCTTTATGTATAGGATCAAGATATATGTTATGGTATACTTTCATTTCCACAAAATTTGGTGTTTATAACTCAGTCTTAATATATATTGCATATACTTGGATAGCATCAAATTATATTTTCTTAAATTTTGCAGTCTCTCATACACATCTTCCTGTAGTAGCTAAAGATGATGTAACAGTTGATTGGGTTCGTTACTCAGCAATTCATACTATGAATGTAACTGCTGGACCGTTAAAAATTGTTGATTGGTGGATGTCTTATTTAAATTATCAAATTGAACATCATCTATTTCCATCAATGCCACAATTCAGACACCCTGAAGTCTCTAAAAGAGTCAAATATTTTTTAGAAAAACATGAACTACCTTATAATCAAAGAAACTATGTAGATGCTATGAATATTACTTTTAATAACTTAAACAGGGTTGGAAACGACGTTTTTCTTGGTTGAAAATGTTACATAGAGTTGAACGCCTGTTCTTTTTCATAATGTACCTTTGTTTCAGAAAATCCACCAATAAATTCACCGTCTTTGAATATCATTGGAAATGTACGGTATTCTTTGCCGATAAGATTTTCAATAAATAATAAAAACTGTTGTTTTGTAGTATCATCAACCAAATATTGATCACAATCAATTATTGTATACGGCTCTTCTTCTAAAAGAACTTTGGCTTTTGTACAAAAAGGACACCTAGATTTCGAAAAAATTGTATATCCAGTTGCGGATGGCCTTTCAAATTCCATTATATAAATACTATATCAATTTATTTATATAATTTTATCATTATTATTATTCAGGGCAATCTTGAATAACCATTCGTCTCACTAATTCATCAAAATTTATATTAGGTTTCCATCCTAATACTGTTTTTGCTTTGGTAGCATCGCCTATTAATAATTCAACTTCTGCTGGACGAAAATATTTGGCATCAATAAATACATACTCTTTACCTGATGTTTCATCGTATCCGATCTCATTTATACCTTGACCCTTCCATTTTATATTAATACCTTTTAATTTAAAAGCAGTTTCAATAAACTCACGTACACTATGCATTTCACCAGTTGCTAATACAAAATCGTCTGGATTATCATTTTGTAAAATTCTCCACATGCCTTCAACATAGTCCATAGCATGCCCCCAGTCGCGCTGTGAATCTATATTACCCATTACTAAACGATCAGTTTCGCCTTTCAATATTTTATTAAGTCCTAATGTTATTTTTCTTGTAACAAAATTATGGCCTCTACGTTCGGATTCATGATTGAATAAAATACCATTTGTTGCATACATATTATATGATTCACGATAGTTTTTTACTATCCAATATGCATATAATTTTGCGACACCATATGGAGAACGTGGATAGAAAGGTGTGGTTTCTTTCTGAGGGATTTCTTGTACTAAACCGTATAATTCGCTAGTAGATGCTTGATAAAATCTGGTTATTTTTTCGAGATTATTGATACGGATTGCTTCTAATAATTTCAATGTACCGAATGCATCAGTATCGGCTGTATATTCCGGCATTTCAAATGATACTTTTACATGTGATTGTGCTGCCAGATTATAAATTTCTAGACGTTCCATTTCTGGGTATTGATTTTTTATAATAGCTAGAATAGCTACTAGACAACTACTATCTGTTAAATCGCCGTAATGTAATTTTAAACAAGGATTCGAAAAAATATGTTCGATACGATTTGTATTGATAGATGATGAGCGACGAATCAAACCATGTACTATGTATTTTTTTTCTAATAATAATTCTGCCAAATATGATCCATCTTGACCGGTTATTCCAGTAATTAATGCAATTTTTTTAGACATTTTTATACATAGGAATATATTTTTATATGATTATAGGTATATATTTATAAATATCATAATTATATAAAGATATTTGTATGTTTATGATAAATGAAAGTAGCAGTCGTAGTATTTGTTATTGGTGACGCTTATATGCATCATTTTAATAATATATTCAAAAAAAATATGGTGAATTATTGTAAAAAACATAATTATGAATTGTTTATATTAAATGAACTTATAAAATTTGAAATCAATATGGATAGAAAAAAATTTTTTTGGCAACGTTTATTAATACCAAATAAATTCAAGGATTACGATTTTGTTATTAGTATTGATTCAGATATATTTATAAATCGTAATGCTCCTCCGCTACCATTGAGCGATATACCAGAAGGTAAAGTAGCAGCCGTCAATGAAAGAAAATATTTCAATAATTATGAATGGAGAGAACAAATACAAATAAAAAATGGTTGGGAAAAAACAGGTAAAGATTGGTATGCATTATCTGGTGAAAGTAAAAATTATAATGATCATATTAATGGTGGGTTGGTTATTTATCAACCCAAATATCATGCTGAAAAATTTGTAGATTTATATGAAAAAAATATTTCGAAATATATGAAATATCACCAAGATGATCAATCGTTTTTATCAAGTTATTTGATAGATAACGATATGATTTATTGGTTAGATGAACGTTTTAATAAAATATGGTATTATTGGCGTGAAATTTTTTATCCAAATTTCCATATATTACCAAATAATATAAAACAACAATATGTCAATAATTTTACTAATTTGAATTATTTTACACATTTTACATCAGGTATGGATATAGAACACATCAATACCATTTGATACACATTCTAAAATGTTATATTGATTACATCATTATCTGATTCAATAAACCCTTTACCTAGACCTACATATGCGTGTTGATTTGGTACGACGATTGGTCCACAAATATATTCACACATGTATTCTAGTTCAAACATGTGTTTTATTTTTTCATATTCTGAGAACATTTTTTCGTATTGTGTTTGATTGATAGATAATAGCAATTCTTCCAATAAATCAATTTCACTTATATGAATACTAATACAAAACTTATCATAATCGAGAACATTTTTGTATGGTAACCATTCTTTATCATCCCATACATAAATAGGAATTGATCCTAATTTAAAAATTTCGAAAAAACGAAAACTCGATCTTCCATATCCTCGTGGTGCTAATACATATTTTGAATTCACAGTAAAATCTATAAATGTTTTTTGATTATCAGTAGAAACATTGTTTGTCCAACCATGATTGATGGAGAACTTGAATTTCGGGTTTTTGTGATATGTATCTATAATAGTTTTACGAACATTATGTGTAATACTTCCAACAAAAGAACATAGAATCGACTTGTTTTTGAATGTTTTTTTAGGAATGTTCTCTAACTTGTTTGATAGATCTTGATAAATCAATGGAAGTTGAATATTACCTGTACATGCACCATATACGATTGTATTAGCTGGTAGGCGTAACATAGGTCCATCATCGTGTTGAACGACTGTAAAATAACCATTTTTACTAGGGTTTTCAGATATCCATTTATCCAGGGTTCTCTGCATTTCTTCATGACGCGACGGAAACCATTGTTCTATTTGAAAATTAGTCCATAACGCAGGTATATAACGCCGATCCTCTTTATCTACCTTAATATTTTTTGTAGAGACATGATTCAAAAAATATTCTTCCATGTAAACTCCATTTTTAAATGGTGGATATACTACATTTGTTTTTGTTATGAACAATTCATTAGGTATAAACGAGAACATTTGTATATGTGATAAAATCTATTTATATTTTTATCAATATAAATATAAAATTATAAATAATATAATGTCTACTTTTGATAAATTATCAAATAATACCAATAAATTATTTACAGGTTCTCAACAACCTAATATAGAAACTATAAAAACAGTTTCAAATGATATAAATACAAACGAAGATTTGTTATTTGTTTGTTGTTTTGATGAAGGTTCTGGAGAACTTGGATTGAATCATTTAAAATCATTAAAAAATCAAGGTATTGAGAACTATATGGCATTTATTGCTGATAAATTGACATATGAAATAGTAAAATCCCATGGTTTCAAATGTACATTTATTGATGATGCGAATTTTTCTACGAATCAAAAGACATTTGGAAACCCTGATTTTGTACAGTTCTCGTTTTTAAGATATAAATTTATTAATCAAAGTTTAAAAACGTATAAATCTGTATGGTATTTGGATGTGGATACAGTTGTTCTCGATAATTTAAATAATATATACAAAGAATATGTTGGAAAGGGATATGATATTGTTTTTCAGAACGATGTTCATCAAATACAAAATTGCACAGGATGTATGTTATATTTTTCTAATCAAAAAACATTGGATATGACAGACTACGTATATAAGGGTATGAATTGGCAAATACCGGATCAACACTTTGTTAATTATTTTTTATTACATAATCCTGGTGTGTTTAAAACGACGATGTTTGATTTGGAACGTTTTCCAAATGGGTTGATTTATTTTGATAAACCAGAACTAATAGAATTATCGACTGAATTTAGTGACTTCAAAAAGAAGTTTCATAAAAACAAAGACAAAACAAAAAAAATAGCGTTTGTCCATGCCAATTGGATGGTAGGAATAGATACAAAAATAAATGCCATAAAAAAAAAGTGTTTATGGTATTTATAGTATTTAGGATATTTTGTTTATATATATATATATATATATATTTATAAAATATGAGTACACAGCAATGGTATGATAATACAGAAAATGAAATAAGAAAAGAATTAGACAATATACAATATATGACAGATACAGAAAAAAAAACAAAGTATAACGAATTATTAGAAAAAATACAGGATCTAAAGTCAATCGGAGAAATTAAATATAATAATTTGAAAGAAACTGTTAACAATGATAATGCAAAATCAATTTTGAAAAATAAATATGAAAGTTTTCAAAAATTTTTGAATAACGCAGAAAATACAATAACTACAAATATTGGTTTTTTAAAAGGAGGATCTCATCATAGAAAAACAAAACGCCACTCAAAAACAAAACGTAACACAAAAACAAAACGCCACACAAAAACAAAACGCCACTCAAAAACAAAACGCCATTAAAAAATTATATTTCGATAAATATAATTTTTATATAGCTTTAGATAATGCTACAAAATAGGTTCCTGTATTTTCCCAATTTGTATCTTTTGGAAAACATAATGATTCTAACCGTTTTTTCATTTTTTCATAATATCCTGGGCTACGATTTTGGGTTGATGCTTCATCTATTCTTCTCTTTTCAAATTTAATTATATTATCAATACGATGTGCAGGCATTTTATTACATCTTTTTACTGGTTTTTTTTCAGTTTTTGATCTATTTGGGGATCTTGATGACGATCTTGATGACGATCTTGATGACGATCTTGATGA